AAAAGCGCAAGGCCGAAATGGAGCGTGGTGCTGCGGAAATGTCCTCACTATTCAACGCTCAGGCTACTATTGCCGGTTACCAGACAAAGACAAAAGTAACCAAGAAAATTAACCTGCTCAATCCCGAAGGCATTATGCCTGTAATCGCCTTATGGTGGAGCAAGGAGGGTTGCACACTTACGGTTGAGGAACTTTCCAAGATGTTCAAGAAGCAAATCACGTTCTGCGAGAAGCTGGCCAACAAGGAGGACATCTTCGTGAATGACGAGAGTGTGGAATATGTGGACGAAGTAAAGGCAAAATAATCATGGCTAATCACAATCCCGATGAATACTATAACCGCACGGAGGTATCGAACTCCGACCTCACGGCCTTGCGTGACATCCTCCATCCGCGCCCACAGTTCGGCGACCGTGAGGCGGCGTTCCGCTTCGGTACGCTGGTGGACGCAATCATCACCGAACCTGCGCGTGTCGATTACTACCGCTACACGGTGGATGATGTGCAATACACCGACGACGAGTTCCTCCATGCAAAGGAGATGCAACGCTCGCTCCGCATGGAGGCACGCCACGACCAGTTTCTTGCCAAGGTGCTGGAATTGGCGGACACGCAACGCTTCATGGTGAACCACGGCCAGGAGTTCACCTACTGCGAATATCCTTTCCACCTCGATACTCGCTGCAAGTGGGATTGGTATCTGACGGCCTTCGGCTTCGGTGGCGACCTGAAAACCACCTTCGCCAGTTCGCAACAGGAGTTCGACGAGGCGGTGGATTTCTTCGATTGGGACCGCAGCCGCGCATGGTACATGGACATCGCACACAGCGACCGCGACTTCATCTATGCCATATCGAAGAAGAACTGCAAGGTGTTCAAGAAGTTCATCAACCGTGGCGATGAGATATACAACCGTGGCCGGGAGAAGTACGAGGAACTGGCATTCCAGTGGTGGCTCTTAACCCCTAAAACCGCATAGCTATGGACATCTATTGCCGCGTAACTCCTTACGGTCTTGTGCCGCTCTACGACAGCGACCACGACTTGAAGCAGCGTCTGCGTATCGGCTCCACCGTCCGTTGCCGTGTCAGCCAGCCGCGCAACTACGAGTTTCACAAGAAGTTCTTTGCGCTCGTCCGCCTGACTTACGACAACCTCCCTCTGCCGCTCGTCGAGCGGTGGAACATACGCAGTGTGGACGATATGCTGCGCCGCTTCAAACGAGACCTCGGCTATTTCACAGCCATAGTCAACGACCGTGGTGAACGTGAGATTGAGTACAAGAGCATATCGTTTGCGGCAATGGATGAAGAAGAGTTTGAGCGGTTCTATAACGGCAGCGTAAATCTCGTGCTTGACAAGTACATACGGGGACTTGAACGCGAGGGCTTGCTGACCGAAGTTGAACATTTTAAGTGAAGTATTATGAAACCAAAAGTAGGACAATGCTATTACGCGCCTCGTGGACGTGCTTTCCGCATCTATCGCTACGATTATGTGGGAGAAACGACATCATCGGCTTCTCCGCTCCCCGACGAGCCTTTTTACTATAACAGAGAGGAAGCCCGCAAGCGTGTTTACGAACTTAACGGATGGAGGTACAAGCCATGCAAAAAGAACTAAGACACCGCCTGCGTGTTGAGCCTTATCCCTACCAGCGCGAGGGCATTGAATACGGCCTTGACAAGAAACGCCTCATCATTGGCGACGAGCCGGGGCTTGGCAAGACCTTGCAAAGCATCGGCATCGTCGATACGGCCAACGCTTATCCCTGCCTCGTTATCTGCCCATCTTCATTGAAGATAAACTGGCAGCGCGAGTTCGAAAAGTTCACAGACAAGTCAGCATTGGTACTCGACAATTCTGTACGCACCACATGGCCCTACCTACTCAAAATGGGTATGCACCATGTTGCCATTGTGAACTACGAAAGTCTGCGCAAGTATTTCGTGTGGGATATAAAAGGCGGTAAGTCGTTCCGCCTGAAGGATGTGGTGTTCTGTCCGCAGATTAGGATGTTCCGTAGCGTCATCATTGACGAGAGCCACCGTGTGAAAGACCCGTCGGCTCAACAGACAATCTTCACCAAGGGGATTACGACTGGCAAGGAATGGATTATCCTCCTGTCAGGCACGCCAGTTGTCAACCGCCCGGAGGACTTGGTGGCGCAACTCTCCATCATGGGCAGGTTGCAGGAGTTCGGCGGACGCACCAAGTTCATGGCCGACTATTGCACCGACCCCAAGGACAAAAAGGCGGAACCGGCCGTTCCTCTGTCCGTGTTGAGCAACCAGTTGTATGCCAACTGCATGATACGCCGCGAGAAAGCCAAGGTGCTGCCACAGCTGCCCGACAAGACGCGCGTTGACCTCTATGTGGACATCAGCAACGCACCCGAATACAACCTTGCAGCCGCCGACCTTGCCGAATACCTGCGGCAATATACCGAGTGTACCGATTGGGAGATACGCCGCAAAATGCGCATGGAAGCTCTTGTGCGTTTCATGACGTTGCGCCAGCTCGCCACGCTGGGCAAGGTAGCACAGGCGGTGGATTTCATACGCACGTTCCTTGACAGCGGAAAGAAGCTCATTGTCTTTTGCTCGCTCCACGAGGTGGTTGATGCGCTGTGCAAGGCATTTCCGCGTGCCGTTACCGTTACAGGGCGCGACAGTGCGTCCTCCAAACAGGTGGCGGTGGACAGCTTTCAGAACAACCCCGATGTGCAGCTCATCGTCTGCTCCATCAAGGCAGCAGGTGTTGGCCTCACGCTTACTGCTTCGTCCAATGTGGCTTTTGTTGAACTCGCATGGACTTACGCGGACTGCTGCCAGTGTGAGGACCGTGCGCACCGCATCGGGCAAAAGGACAACGTGACGTGCTACTATCTCCTTGGCCGTGGTACGATAGACCAGACCATCTACTCGCTCATTCACAAGAAGAAATCTATCGCTGCTGAAATCATGAACAGTGACGATGACATCCCTACCGACGAGATGTATTTTGACGAGCTTGTAGCTTCATTCCTTAACTTTTCTGACGGTTAAGCCTATGGAAGTATGCAAGACGGATATTCGCAACATCATCCGCTATTTGGATGACGCGGCCAAGTTATACGACACCCATCGTGGCCAACGCTATGTATGCCGGGCATGGGTGATAAGAAGATTGATTGAAAAGTTAAAGCGTAAACTCGTAAAAAATGAAGAAAATGACCAAACAACAACTCATTGAACAAATCTCGGAGCGTACAGGATTGCGTCGCTCCGAAGCAAAGAAAGCAGTTGAGGGAGCTATGCAAGTTATATCGCAGGCTCTTGCCTCCGGCGAGAATGTTTACCTCCGTGGCTTCGGCACATTCGCTGTCCGCAATGTTGGAGAAAGAAAGGCGCGCATCGTGGCCACTGGTGCCGAGTGCATCGTTCCTGCCCACCGCACGGTGAAATTCAAAGTGAGTGAAGAACTTAAAAACGCATTGAACAAATGAAAAAGTACATCGGAACGAAACAAATCGAAGCCGAACCCATGACAATGGGCGAAGCCTACCGTCGTGGATTGCTTCATGCCGGACGAGTTCCCAACGAAAGTGAGAAGTCAAAAGCCGGTTATTACGTCAAGTACGAAAACGGTTACGAAAGCTGGTCGCCGGCTGACGTGTTCGAGAAAGCCTACCGCATGGCAGACACTTTCCTTGACCGTCTGCGCATTGAGCGTGACGACCTCTCCTTACGCTATAACAAGGCACAGGATTTCTATTATTCGCCCAAGTTTAAGGAACTGCTTTGGCCGGAGGAACAACAGGCTTTTGAAACGCAGCTCGACCTGATGCGCAAATACCTTGCTGTCCTTGATGCGAGAATACAATATGCCGAAAACAAACCTAAAACCAACAACGCATGAAACTCTTTGAATGTGGCATCCGCTACGAAAAAACACTTGAAAACGGGATGCAGAAGAAAGTGACGGAGTTGTATATCGTAGATGCGCTCTCGTTTACCGAGGCCGAAAGCCGTATCATCGGCGAAATGTCCTGCTTTATCAGCGGTGAGTTTGCCGTTGTGTCCGAAAAAATCACCAACTATTCTGAATTGGTTAGTTCAGACATTTCGTCAGCCGACAAGTGGTACAAGGTAAAGATTAACCTTATCACACTCGACGAGAAAACAATGAATGAGAAAAAAGCACCTCTTTACCTGCTTGTTCAGGCTTCCGATATTGACGACGCACGAAAACGGCTCAACGAACACATGAAAGGTACTATGTCCGATTGGGTTTGTGAAGCCGTGCAGGAAACAAAAATCATGGATGTGTTCCTGTATGCACCTGACGCTCCTCACAAGAAGGCACAGACTTACGAAGATAAGGCTGTTCAGGAAGCAGCCGATGCCGTCGCAAGTTCTCCAAGCTGCCAGCGTGCCGCCAAACGTTTCATCGACAGCATTCCCGACGGACAGAAGGTTACCATCAGTGCCACCGGCTGCAAAGACGTGGTGATTGACAAGACGCACGATCATGAGAAAGTCCAAGATGACGCTTGACGAAATGCTTGCCAAGGCTGGTGTCAAGCCACGGCGAAAAGCTCCCTCCGATGAAGAGCACAGGTTGCAAGAGGTCTGTGTGAGGTGGTTCAACATCCAGTATCCTCATCTTCAGGGGCGGCTTTTCGCCGTGCCGAACGGCGGACGGCGCGAAGCTGTAACAGGCGCGAAGCTCAAGGCCGAGGGCGTGGTGGCCGGGGTGTCCGACCTCATCCTGCTAAAAAGCACGCATCAGTATGGTGCGTTGCTTATCGAGATGAAAACGCCCAAAGGACGGCAAAGCGAACATCAGCGTTGGTGGCAGTCGGTTATCTGCGATAAAGATGAATACAAATATGTAGTTTGCCGCTCCCTCGATGATTTCATCCGGGAGGTGCGCTGCTACCTAAATGACAGTAAATGAATATGGCACGTACCGCAAAGCAAGGTTTGGGATATTTCCCTTTCGATATAGATTTCTTTCAGGACTTGCGCATTAGGAAACTAATCAAGTATCAAGGTGGCAAGGCCATTACCGTATATGCTCTCCTGCTATGTCTTATCTACAAGGATGGGTACTACATCAGGTGGGACGAAGAGCTGCCCTTCATAATCTCGGAACAGACTGGGTATGATGAGGCGTATATACGCGAGGTCATCCAGTGCTGCCTGAACATCGGGTTATTTGCTAAGGAACTGTACAAGGCCGAAGGTGTGTTGACATCGAAAGGAATACAGGTGAGGTATATGAATATCAACCGTCTTTGCAAGCGCGTGGCAACCGTTACGGTCTATAATCTTATCACGGATGACACCGGCAGCGACAAACCGTCTGGAGAAACCTCACGGAAAGGAACGGCGAAAAAGCGCACAGCCGCCAAAAAGCCGAAAGAACCTCCGTTACCTCCTTATCAGCCTTATACGCTCACGCTTGACGAGGAAATCGAAGCATTGAAGAATGAAACGGCTTGGCTCGACCAGCTTCAGGTGCTTCACCACATGGATGTGGAGGAACTTTGCAAAAGACTTGACGAGTTCAGGTTGCATTGCGCTTCTGATGGGAAAGAAAGGCACGAAAGCCTTTCCGATGCAAAACAGCATTTTAATAACTGGCTGCGCATAGTGGCCGGTAAAAAACAGAATGAAGATGTTACAATTCGGACAGAACAAAGAAATAAACGCAGAGGAAATATTCTCCGCGCTGATGAAGAGAAAACGTATGGTGGAACGTTTTAGGTTTCCATACACGGCACGGCAGATGTACGACCTCCTGTTGGCTGCTTGCCGGGCGGAAGTGGCCTTGCGCCACCGTGAGTTTGTGGCCTCCGACAGCTACCTGCGCCATATTGCCGATGTCGCGCGGTGGCTCACGGGTACGGACACCACCTTTGGATTGTTCCTCTGTGGCAACCGTGGTAACGGTAAAACCACACTCGTAAAGGCCATGAAGTCGCTCTACAACTTGCTGCATTCCGATGAGGGATACACCTCGCAAAACGATTGCTGGCCGCTCTTCGGCTTCGAGATTATCACGGCCAAGGAACTGGTGTTACTGGCCAAGGCGTACAACAACCGCACACGTGACAATATGTCCGATGTAGGCCGTTACAAGCGGCTGCGCGATGTGGAGGTGCTGTGCATAGACGACCTCGGCACCGAGCCGCGCGAAAGCCTCAATTATGGCGATTACGTCAATGCCGCAATGGATATGATTTCCTACCGCTACGAGGAACAGTTCTGCACAATGGCCACAAGCAACCTTGCCGCCGACGAGATACGGGAGTATTATGACGAGCGTTTTGCCGACCGTTTCCGCGAAATGATGCAAATAGTGGACTTTGGCAACGAAGCCTCGTTCCGAACGATTAAAAGATGAGGATGTATGAAGATAGCCCTGCTTGCCGTGGATAGCGATTATCCCAACCTTGCCCTGATGAAGCTTTCCGCCTACCACAAGGCGCATGGCGACACGGTGCATTGGTACAATCCTTTCGACCGTTACGACCGCCTCTACATGGCAAAGGTCTTTTCGTTCACGCCCGACTACCGCTATTACATTACCAATGTCGGCGAGGTTGTCCGTGGAGGTACAGGCTATGACATTCATTCTGTCTTGCCCGGTGAGGTGGACCGCTTGCAGCCCGATTATTCGCTCTATCCCGGCGTTGCGGACAATATGGCATACGGATTTCTCACACGCGGATGTCCCAACCATTGCCGCTGGTGCATCGTTCCTCAAAAAGAGGGAGGCATACGCCCTTACATGGACGTAGACGATATAGCCGTGGCCGGCCGGGATTACTTGATTCTCATGGACAACAACATCCTTGCCTGCGGTTACGGGCTGGCACAGATTGAGAAGATTGTCCGCCGGAAGTATCATGTGGACTTCAATCAGGCTCTCGACGCTCGTTTGGTAACGCCTGAAGTGGCCCGGATGCTGGCAAAGGTCACGTGGATGAAACGCATCCGTTTCGGCTGCGACACCCCGGCACAGATTGCCCATTGTGAACGTGCCATTGAGCTTATCCGTTCCTGCGGCTATCGAGGCGAGTTCTTTCTGTACTGCATTCTGATGGACTTCGCCGAGAGCTACCGTCGCATTTCCCATTGGCGCAGGGATAAAAAGGTTATTCCTTTTGCACAGCCATACCGGGATATTGACAATCCGCACCAGCGCATACCGCAATGGCAAAAGGACATGGCGCATTGGGTCAACCGTAAGGAACTGTTCGCCAAATGCAGCTTTGAGGACTTTGAGCCGCGCAAGGGCTTCTTGTGTCGTGAATACTTTTATTGACTGCCATGAAGTGCCACTACATCTACACCGAAGACGGATTGAAAGTATTGATACCGGGTTGCATGGCCGTTGCCGTGTCCGGCGATATTCAGGACTGCACTTGCCGTAACGAACTTACCGAACGGCAGTTCGAGCGCAAGGAATATAACGACACGGTAAAGGCTCTCCGAAAAGAGATTAAAGAACTCGAAGAAGAGAATACCGAATTAAATCATATAATCGAAAAACTGACAACAAAATGGAAAAAGAATACGAAAGCATAAAAGCAAAGCTCAAAAAACTGTTGGCACTCGCTGAACGAGGGGTGCAGGGAGAAGCCGAGAATGCCCGGAGATTGCTTGAAAAGCTATGTAATGAGTACGGAATATCCATCGATGAACTATTGGATGAAAACCAAGTGAAGTATTATTTCTTCGATGTTGGCCGGAATAAGACCCAAGTCGATTTGTTTTCGCAATGTTATTACAAGGTTGCCAATGCAAGCCGGATGTCTTATAAACAAGTATCAAGAAGTCGTATAGCGGTAGAAATGACAACCATACAATATGCGGAACTTGTGAGCCTTTTTGAATGGCACAAAGCCAATTTCAATAAGGATTTGGAGGACATGAAACATAATATCCTGATTGCCTATTGCCGGAAACATCATCTGTATGGCGACATTGATTCCGATGATAGCAGGGAATTGACGGCAGAGGAAAAAGAACGGCTTGTCAAAATCTTGTTTATGCAAGAGAGCCTGAACGACAACCAATATCATAAACTCTTGGAACAAGGAGGCACACAATGAAAAAAGAACTGATTGAAAATGCTGCTAATAGTTATGCAGGAATAGCAAGACTGTCATTCGTAAATGGAGAGTTCGACCGTAACGCAATAGCCGATGCTTTTGAGTATGGCGCACAGTGGCTCATTAACAATGCGTGGCGTGAAACTTCACCTCATGGTGAAGAATTGAAAAGAAATGTCCACGTAATTGCAAGGATTAAAAGAGGTTTCTGCATAGGTAGATTTGATGTTGTCGGTTATTTCCATGAATATATTGGATTTATAACGCAGTCAGGCATTGAATTTCCACTTTCAGATATTTTGGAATACGCTTATCTCGATGATATAACCCCGAAAAGAAAAGGAGGCGCACAATGATGTACTTATTGGCATTAGCTATTGCCGTGGATATTGCCTGCATTTTCATTGTGGCTGGTGGTAACAGATTTGATGACTATAACGAAGAATGACTATGGACCACGAAGCATTTTATAAACTCGTTGTCGCATTGCGCAACAAGCAGAAAGAGTATTTCCGCACACGTACCCAATCGGCTCTTCGCGAAAGCAAGGCTCTTGAAAAAAGAGTGGACGATGAAATTAACCGTGTAGAGCGGATATTAAAAAGCAGGAACGAACCTAACCTATTCGGAAATGAAAACACCTGAACAAATAATTGATTGGCTCAAAGGACAAAGGTTGTACGATAAGTTCACTGCTAACTACAACCGTGGTGTACGCCATCGCATGACACTTGCTGTCTATCTAAAAAAGACTGCCTCCGAGAACGTGATTACTTGCGCATTTGTCTGGCATGACACACGTGAGGGCAATCGGTATTGGTTCAACATCAATAACAACTTCTTAAAATGGATTGGCAATGAAAAAGATGATGTTCAACGATAAATACGGCCTTACAAAGACTGTGATTGAGGGAAGAAAGACGCAGACAAGACGGATTGTGCCTAATAGATTTATAAGGTGAGCAGAAAAGATGTATGGGGCGAAAATCCTTATGTGTTTGTCTACGATTTTGAACTTGTAAAATAATAGAATAAAAATGAAAGCAAAATTCAAAGTAGGTGATAAAGTGCTTTATCGTATTTGTGGAATTACGGTAAAAGGAACAATAGAAAAATTGTATTGCGATGGTCGCATTATAAAAGTCTATCCGTGGTTTTTCGGTCGTAGATACAAAATCAGAAATTGCAAAGGTGATATACATATCGTTTTTGAAAATGCAATAATACACTAAAATTATATACAAAAATCCGATGAAAATATACATCAGCCTACCAATTACCGGCCACGACATTGAAGAAGTCGAGGCCAGTTGCATATACGCCTCCGGCGTAATCCAAGCCAAAGGCCATACGCCTGTATCGCCGCTCGACGTGTCGCCCGACCCTGACGCAACATACGCCGAACACATGGGCAACGACATAGAAGCATTGCTGGAATGCGATGCCGTCCTATTCATGGAAAATTGGCGTACCTCAAAAGGATGCCGTCTTGAAAACGCCGCTGCCGAGATTTACGACAAAGAGATATTCTACTCGCTTGACCGCATTCCCACCACCGACATATGTCCGCCTCCCCATTGCCCTTACCACGTCAAGGACTTCAAGGAGTGCAAAGATATGTCTGAAACATTGCTCCCTGACGGGAATATTCAAGTAAATTGTATTTGCTACTATTTCGTAAGGAATACCATTATCGAATTTGAAAACTTACATTTATATGATACCACCACTCAATATAGACACGCTCCGCGAACAGGCGTTTCGCGACAGCGTGTCGAAAAGCACGCAAATGATGATGGAGCGGCTCACCCTTAACGAACAGATGCGTGTTTCGTTCGTGCCGCTCATCATCACGCAGCTTGCATGGCATTTTGCTGACAAGGCTATGGATTGCGGCGCACGCGATAAAGTGAGCCTCCTCAAGAAACTTAGCCGCTCCCTCAAACAGGTGCATCAGGACTATAAGGACGAACTTCGCCGCGAACTTGACTATAAGCATTATTCCAACATCATAAGTCAGACGGATATGTGTATCAGCGAGCTGCACAAAGACTTACTCATCCTATACTTCTCCGTCAACGGCGAGTTCAAACGTGCTGTTCCTGATTATCCTTACGACGAGATGCGTTGCTATGCTATCATGTCCGTGCTGTTCGTCGACCTACTGCAAGCGCACAATAAGGAAATGGACAGTCTGCTGGCCGCGAAATTGCGGCAAGCTGACCTCGCTCCAAGCATTCTTCCTCCGTTGACGCAAAAATTAAAGTCCTACATGGAAGCGTTTGCCGGAGTGGATGGTAAATTCAATTTCGACGCACCGAACGTGCGCAATGCGGTTAAGGTCATCAAAATAAAAATTGACACAATAGAATTTTCTATATTCTGATTATAAACTCTAAAAATAATAACTATGCAAACAACAGTATTAAAAGAAATCATCGCCTTTCTCTTTGGCCGTAAATACTATGCCAACATAGTGGGCACAAAAGGCACAGACAAAATGGAAATCTGCTCCTATATCTTCTGCACGAAAGAAGATGCAGACAGACATCGAGATACGCTGATGACAACCATGTCTTTCAGTTATATTGAGACTATCTCATTCCGCTCTCGGAAAGATTACACCAATCGTAGGTTAAAACATAAACCGTCTGTTAAGGCATAACTGATTATTTTCGCATTATGATACTTACGAAACTCATAAGCAAGTGGCGTTCACTTTGCTACTACGTAATAGCCGACCCGTCCGACAACTCCGTAACGCTTTCAAGGCATTTGTTCTACCACATGAAGAAATGCGCCGAAAGCAGCGGAGTGGACGGTGCATCGGTGTTCGTATTCCGAATACCGCAGGGCGGCACGTTTGGTTTCATGCTAAGTCCTGAAATCAGCGAGCCTACCCAGCTTTGCCAAATTCAGTACAACGGCAAGTACCGCTGCATCGGATTTGAAACGCTGTGTCCTTCAGTCGGGCGCATCTTTTTTGAATATGGCTTGCCTGCGCTCCGTCCTGTCAAACTGTCCGTTTCTGTTCGGCAGACACCGCAGGGCAAGACCTACTACCAGTTTGATTTACCGACCCATAAAACCATTCGCCTATGCAGAGCATACTCGGAAACACGCGCAAAACGGACATAACCTTTCGCTCTGACGGACGCATTGACATTTCGGCGCACGTGTCTAAGGTGCTTGCCCTGCAACGTGGGGATGTGATAGACTTGCTGGATGGCGACGGTGAACTTTACATGTATGTCAAGTTCCATGCACCTACAGTCGGGAGGCATGAGGCAACTTGTTTTCCAACGCATCCCAACAGCCGACACTTCAGGGCATGGTCGCAAAAGCTGTGCCGGTATGTCATCAGGGCAAGCGGCTCGCGTCTCGGAAAGGTGGAACTCGGTGTAGGCTCACCCACATCACTGCCCGCCATTGGCATGGTATTACCGATTATTTACAGACACATACTGAACGATGATACAAGAGATAAAATATAACGGATTTACCGCCAATCCGTCTGACTATGAGTCTGCGGACGGCGAACTTGCAACGGCTATCGGGCTGGTGCCGGAGGACGGGGCGTTGAAGCCTGTGCTTCCGCCTAAAGAATTGTTCTCTATTGGCGACAACCGGAAGGTGGTGTTCATACATCAGACTTCTACGTTCATGTATTATATCGTCCTTGACACGTCAAACAACCAGACGTTCTTCACCGATGGAAATACGGAAAGCTCGCAGTTTCTCCAACACCTTTATGCGTTTCCCTCGTCAACGGTCATATATGGTTTCAATTCGGTGGGCAATACACTCATGGTGCTTACCGATGGGGGTATACATTATATGCTTTGGAAAGGATTTTCAGAGGGTTATCTGTATCTCGGAACGCACATGCCTGAATGTCCTATTTCTTTTGGATTGCAGGGCGAGATGATACGCGATGACGAGTTTACTATCTATTTCGACAACATCGACTTCTTCGATGGCGATGTGTGGAAAGACTTTACGGACAACAACAAGACGCGCATCACGGATCAGGTATTGGCCAAAGTGAACAAGTTTATCGCCGACAACTCCACGAATGTGGGCAAGTTCATGTATCCGTTTTTTGTCCGCTATGCCTATCGGCTGTATGACGGAACGCTGACTATGCATTCCGCACCGGTGTTGATGGTCTGTTCGTCAGACCTCGCTCCACAGTGCTTTGTTACGCACATGCATGGCGAGGATACTTCTACGCAGGTCAATGAAGCTACCCTGCGGCTGTGCGGAATGTTTCATCAGCTTGACTATGCAGTGTCCAATGCTTCGGTAATTGCCGAATTGGAGAATTGGAATGACATAATCAAGTCGGTTGACATATTTGTTTCTGCACCAATCTATACATACAACCAAAACGGACAATGCACACGCTTCCTTGCTACCAGCTATTCGGATTGTTATGCTATCTGTAAGCATACCAATCAGGCTGCGGATACAACGACTTATCCTTTGCGCTATCAGAAATCCAAGTTTGGGGAACTTTATGCGATGACTTTCGACCCTACAAATTTCACTTCTCCGGCATGGCGTTTGATGTTGCCTCAACGCGATGGCGATGCAATCAAGGGAGATATAACCGATAATCACCTGTTCTATTTTTTGAAATCAATAAATGTCGCGGACCTGCAAACTACGCGCACCATCATTCCGGTCAACAAGGAATACTTGCAGTCGTTGGTTACGCGAGAAGTGATGACGGATGATTACGATAGCCACGACACGCTCATTCCCAAGTATTCTTACAATTACAATTCTCGCTTCAATATAGCCAATTTGAAGAAGCTGTTGTTCAATGGCTTTGCTTCTCCTTGCCTTTTCCAGTTTACCGATGGCAATGTACATAAATACTCCGACACGGATAATCCTACTATTTTGGATTATAAGGTAAGTGTGATTGTTTCCTATTTCATTAAGCAGGACGGAAGGGACATTGTTGTTCGGGCTAATCCGGGTCAGTTCGGTATAGACACACCTCTCTTATGGCTGTTTTATCCAAATGTCAATGCGTATAAGGCCGTGGTTGAGATAAATAATTACCTCTCGACTTATTACGAGGTATTGCTTGAGCCTCATCCTACGCTCAATGGTGCATACTATTTTGGCGGTTGGGAGGGATTGAATGTCAGCGAGAACGAAAAGTATTCTTCGTTCAATGTGTCTACGCTGGATGAACGGACGATTGATGTGCCTAACAAAATCTATACTTCCGAGGTCAACAATCCGTTCTACTTTCCCGTGTTGGGTATCAATACCATTGGCACCGGCACCATTCTTGGCATTTGCTCGGCAGCAAAAGCTCTCTCGCAGGGACAGTTCGGACAGTTCCCTCTGTATGCTTTCTCCACCGATGGCGTTTGGGCGTTGGAGGTGTCCGACACCGGCACATATTCCGCAAAGCAGCCTATCACGCGCGATGTCTGCATCAACCCTGACAGCATAACGCAGATTGACAGTGCGGTGCTTTTCGCTACCGACCGTGGCATAATGCTCATCAGTGGCTCGGAAGCCGTCTGCCTGTCCGACAGCATTAACAGCCGTGATTTGTTTGCCATATCCGATTTGCCGAAAGCGGACAAACTTGTCAGCCTGTTTAACGAGCGTGCAGGTGAGGACGAACAAATCACGCTCGAAAATTCCTCGCTTCTGCCGTTTCGCGATTTCCTTACGGCTTGCAAGATGATATACGACTATACCAACCAGCGTATCATCGTCTACAATCCGTCCGTAAGTTATGCCTATGTCTATTCATTAAAATCGAAGTTGTGGGGCATGATACACAGCAACATTGCCGATAACGTCAATTCATACCCTGACGCACTGGCAATGCTGAATGATAATGCGTTGGCCAATTTCTCGATGTCTGACGCTACCGGCATAACGGCTCTTGTCGTTACGCGCCCTTTCAAACTCGGCTATCCTGATGTGTTGAAAACAATAGATACCGTCATACAGCGTGGATATTTTCAGGCCGGGCACGTGGCGCAAGTCCTTTACGGTTCGCGCGACCTGTTCAACTGGCACATCGTCTGGAGCAGCACGGACAAGTATCTGCGTGGCTTCAGTGGTTCGCCGTACAAATACTTCCGCCTTGCGCTCATCTGCCAGCTTGACAAGGCGGAGTGCATCGACGGCTGCACGGTTCAGTTCACGCCGCGCCTTACCAATAAGCCAAGATAAGATATTGGTTGTTAGTTAGTTTTAAGGTTTAAGATTGTATGATGGAAAAGAGCCGGGATGCGTGATGCACCTCGGCTCTTGCTTTCAAAACGGTTTCAGTTTCCGCCTTACCTTGCCTGTCCTCGAAACCAGCGATGACTTTATCTTGTTACGCAAGGTGGTAAACTTCTTTTCCCAATTCGCCTCGCTCTCCGGGTTGGTGATGCTCATCCAGTCGGCCAGCACCCTGCACACAAGGTATTCGTGTATCAGGTGCTCCAGCATACGAAGCGTCGTCAGGGAAAATCCTTCAGGCAGCGTCAGCTTGATTTCGTACACCTCCGGCTCTGTCAGCACATCGTCCAGCGCTTCCTGTTCGTCGGGTATTTCTTCTTTAGTGTAGGGATAGAGCATTTCCACGCATTCGGCGTGTGCCATGTTCAGCACCCTTGTTACTCGGTCCACATTGCCGTCTTGCCCGATGTCGAACACTTGGTGCCGTCGGCACTCGTCACCTTCGGGCAGGATGTCGGCCTCCACGAATGAGTAGTTACTCGCGTCGTAGATAAGCTCGGCTCGCTTGAAGGTCAAGGTCGCGTCCTTATGTTTTGGCTCTTTTCCACAGCAGTACAGCATAATTCTTCACTCTTAATTCTTCACTTAGTTGTATGTGGGTCTTGTCGGGCGGCTTCTCTTGTACAAAGCGCGTTTCACCGTTTCAAGGCTTGCCGTGGAGTGGGTCAGGTAGTCCTGTGCGTCTGCTTTGTTGGTGATGGTGAACCACTCATACAACGCCATGTCTACCAAGTAGGCGTGTATGCCGTTGCCCAAGCTGTCCGCCGAGGCGTTGTTGTAGTTCGAGGGCAGCTTGAATGCCAGTACCAGCTGGCCGTCATCGTCAATCTCTTTAGGAATGATGTTGTCCGATGTGCTTTTATTCTCGTCCAAGTATTCCCCAAGCAGGCTTTTCAGGCTTGAAAAGGCGTTGGCAAGGCTGCGACGCAACTGGTAGCTGCTCTCCAAGTCTTCCGAGGCTTGCATATTCGAGCTGGCCTCGTAGTTCTTTGTACCCTCAAATTCTCGTGCCTGTCCGGTCAGGTAGGCTTTGTTCATGATGTCAAACATCAGTTCTTTCACTTCCTGCGTAACGGTGAGTGTCTTTTTGTTTTCAGCCATAGTCGTATCTTTTTTAGTTCTTAATTATTCATTCTTAACTCTTAACTCAATTGTATGTCGGGCGTTTCGGCTTCTTCTTGAAGAATGCCTTGCGCATGATGTCCTCCACGTTCGCGGCCGCTCCTGCCGCATAGTCCGTCGCCTCTTGTTTGTTGGACAGCGTGTACCATTTGGCCGTGATGTTCATCACGAAGAAGCTGAACAGGCTGCGCTCCATGCTTTCCAACAGGCTCTCGTCGAACGAGGCCGACAGTTCCAATGTCAGTGTGTAATTGCCGTCCTCTTCCTGCTCGTCCGAAAGAAATTTCTTCATGCTGTTGCAGATGGCGTTCTTGCTCTCGTTCCAAAACCGTTCCAGCATGGTCTTGTCCTCCTCGGTGGTGAAAATGCGGTTGTATGCTGCCTCGTCATCCATCTTTGCACCAGTGTATGAAGTGGTCTTGGCCACTTCGTTGTACACGTTTTCTTTGTTTACGCTCAATGTTTGTTCCATATCATTTCCTCCTATATAAGTTTGCGGATGAACGCCATGATTGCTTTTCGGTATTTCCATACCAAGCCGATAGCAAGAAGTGCGGCCAACACGCGGAAACCGTATATCTCCGTCTGCTGCCACCATGTCAGTTCCTTCTCTACATATTTGGTTTCTACAATGGTGTTCGTGCCGGTCTTGTGTGTGGTGCTGTCCTGTCTCTCCACCTTTTTGTCATACTCAAACGGCATTTCCTGCGCTTTGGTTTCCAGTGTGTGATGTAGCATACCGTCAGGAGTTACCCATGCGTCAGACGTGGCAAAGTCGTTTTCCAAGCTGCTTTTGAGGGTATCGGGCACAATGCTTTCTGCCGTCTGCTGTGGTATCTCGATGTAGGCGGTGTCTTTCACGTACACCGTTTCTGTCCTTACCTCGGTGCGCACGCTGTCACGTAACTGCTGAGTAACGGGCATGTAACGCTGCGTCCTGCATCCTGTGAGGAAAAAGCCGGAAAACAATATGAGGATTATCTGTTTCATTTCTTCAGATATTTAGTCCAACAATAAGGCTCTCTACTGGAAAGGTACTGCAAATCGTCGTCGTTGACGTATGCTTCCTGCTCGAAAGAGATGTTACGGTAGGCATTCCCGCTCCCGAACAATCGCACAATCCATTCCACCACATACCACACATATAAAAACAGGTAGAGCATTTCTTTCATTTGTGCCGTATGGATGGCTTCATGGTTTAGTTCCTTGTCAGTCAGCTCTACTCCTTTCCGGGCGAATATAATGCCGAAAAGGTTGATTGCTTTATACCCTTTGAACGGAATAAGGTTGTTGTACACTACTTTCATAGCTCTTTGTATTCTTCTTTCGCGTCAAAGCATGGACATTCCTTTATTCTTTCCCATGGATCAACAATGCCGTTTCCATTCGTGTCCGGGCTGATGTCACGGTGTCCCATAATCTCGGCTTTCGGGTAGCGGCCTTTCAGCTCTTTCAACAGCTTCAACAGGCTTTCTTTCTGCTCCGGCGTGCGGTTGTCCACTGCCTTGCCGTCAGAGGCTATGCCGCCCATGTAGGCCACGTTGATGGAGGTAGAGTTATACCCCTTTACACCGTTGCTCACAAACTGTTCACCCAATAGCTGGGTAATGGTTCCGTCTGCTTGTATCACATAGTGATAGCCCGGATTTTTCCAGCCTTTTCGTTTGAACTCTGCCTGCAAGTCGGCAATCTTCTGATGTTGGTTTCCTGCCGTGCAATGCACGAATATACGTTTAATGCTTCTCATTTCCTTTGGTTTTATCATTGTTGTTAAATCCTTCTTCCAATGCTTCGCCGATGTCTGCGTTCTTGCGCTTGGCAAAGGCCACTACAAAGGCTCTCAAAAATCCTTTCACCGACTTTTCTTCTATCTTTATTCCGTGCAGGTAGAAGAAGTGGCCGCAGAAAGATTTTGCCTCACACGCTATGGCAACAGCCGTGGCGACGACTCCGCCCATGACGTGGTCCACACCTAACGGTTTCAGTATTGCCCAGCCGAAGAACATACCCAGCGTTACCCACATGAAGTAATCAATGAGCTTGTTCACAGTCCTGCGCATGGCACGCGAGGTGCGCCATTTGTACTGTGCCATGACGATTTTGTCGCCTTTCTCTTTGGCTTTCTTGTATCGCTTGCTGCTCTCGCCCCAGCCATAGCGGAAGTCGGCCAGCACACATACGGTGATGGCAAGCAACATCCAGCGTGCATCAATCATCACGCTTATCATTTCACTACCGAATACGGCTATGCCAACAGCTCGCGTGCCTGTTTCCATTACATTGTCATTGTCAAATAGCATGGCTTCATTCTTCGTTGATAGTTCCGTCAAAATAGTAACCGCGCTTGTTGCGGATTATCGTTTCAAACGGCAAGTTCGACTTGTCTATCTGCTTCAGCACTGCGCACAGAAACTGGTAACCGCCTCCCACAAACCGTTTCTTGCCCTCAAAGCGTATCTGCATCTTCAGATAGTCGGTGTTCGGCTTCTTCTCGCTGGGGCGCACCTCGAAGTTCAGCACCTCTATCGGCTTGTCGATAAGCTGCTCTATCTTGATGTTGTCGCCCTCAAACGGACGCTCTATCTTTTTCTGCAATAATTGTGATAAATCCATATCGTTATCTCGGTTTACTATTTTGTTAATCAGGTTTTTTGCGTCGCAATGTTGCAGGATACCCATATAGCTTGGTATGCTCTTTGGCTTGTGCCTTCTCCGTGCAAAGGCTTGCTTGATGCGTTTTCTTACCATCGTGCTGTCATGACGGAACACATAACCGGCAAAGTCCAGCCCTCTTTCCGTCAGGTTGTACCCCAAAGGGAATATCTGACGTTTAGAGTTAAGTTCCAAGTGCAACACATACCAAAGGAAATTTTGTATTCTCCACATCCATTCGTGCAGTGTCGCCTTGTCCTCGCAGAGTATCACTATGTCATCCATATAGCGGAAGTAGTGTCTTGCTTTAAGCACTTCTTTCACAAACCTGTCCAATGGTGCCAAGTAGATGTTTATCCACAGTTGCGAGAGGAAATTGCCTATCGGAAGTCCTTTGCCGTTATGGTTGATGTCATCCATAAGGCGTAACATCGACGGGTCGGCACAATACCTTCTGTATCGCTCGGCAAGTATGGCGTTGTCAACGCTTGGATAACATTTCTTTACGTCTATCTTCAGTACATACACTTTCCTATGCTTATAGCTGCGTATGGCACTTCTTACCTTGCGGTTCAGGTTGAATCTTCGTTTCTTGCAGTTTATTCCTCTGTCTTTCAGGCAGGCGTATGTGTCCGCCGTAAGGCTTTTGTCCCATCTCGGACGCATTACTATGCTTATGCCGTGTTGTACGCATCTGTCCGGGTAGAACGGCAACTTGAATATCTCCCTTTCCTTGCCGTATTCTGTCTTTATCTTGTCCACCTTGTAAGGCGATGGAGTGAATTTACCGCTTGCAAGCATCTCCGATAGCTTTTTGGCGTATATGTCCACTCGCTTCACCTTCCTTCTTACCTTGCGGTATTTCATCTTGCCTTTCGAGGCGTTCAAGATGGCATCCCTCAAAAGTGATTCGTCACATATCTTACTCCAAACATTCTTCAATCTTTTCATTGATAGCTACTTTGTGCATTACTATTTTTACCAAAGTGCCCGTGTGAGCCTTTTTCGCTAACTTCCAACAACCATACAAACGGTTGTTTACTAATAAGCGGACAACCTCGTCTGTGGATGTTAATTGATAACCTTCCCGTTGTCTTGTCTGTCGTTTTTCACCATGCTGGTGGGGTCTCTGTGAATGTACTCTTTCTGTTTTTTTGCTTTCACACGTAAGCTGGAACCGATGTTCGTGTTCGCATTCGAGGGCGAATTGTTGCAATTCGCGTAACGGAGGGCGGCATTACTCTCGTTCGCATTGCCGCCAAAGTGAGTACCACGATTACACAGACAACCGTTGCCGGAGTAAGAGAGGGAAGTCCTGAATGGTCATCCCGTTTCAGGACTTCCCGACAACTCTACTTTTTATTCATAACCTGCCTCCTTGGCCGCTTCGGTGATTTCTTTCACGAAAGATTTGTATTTCTCCACTTCCGCGTCATCGCTTTTGGCCAAGTTGCGCATGATGCGCTTCAACGCATCTTCGCTGTATTCTGCGGCGATGGCCGCGTCAACAATGTTTTCAACCGTCAGCGGCTGCTTCACTTTCGGCACAAGGTCGGCCCGGTAGCCTTTTCGCATGGCACCGTCGCTGCTTACGGTCACTTCCTCATTAATGTTCAGAGGAACTATTCTTTTTTCTCCCCATTCTAAAGGCTGGGGCTTCTCTGCAAAATAAATTTGTCTTTCCATATTCTCTAATTTTAATTTTGAAATCGTTGTCCTCCCTACAGCCACGCCCGGCTTTCGGTTTAGGCTTGGGTTGCGTTTTCGGTTTAAGACCTCTCCGCCGGAGCGGAGAGGTAGGTTTTCGGTTTTCGTCTTGGGTTTCGCCGTTCGTCAGTCGGAAAGCTCCACACGGAAGCCGGAACCGATGATCGTGTACGCATTCGAGGGCGAATTGATGCAACTCGCGTAACGGAGGGCGGCATTACTCTCGTACGCATTGCCGCCAAAGCGAGTACCACGACGGGAGTACGTACCTGCTGTGGGGTGTTTCTGCGCCCAGAAGAATGCACTCTCGTAGGTGCTGAGTGCGCCTCCGCCGGTCTTTACCAATGGAGTGGATATGTCGCCGTCCTTATGGGTCTCTATTGCCCAATATCCGGCATCTACGGTGATGGTAGGCAATTCTCCGAGATAGTTGTATTTTTTCTCGAATTCAAACTGTCCTTCTTCCGTCTTGTCTGTAACATCGCTGTCTTTTACCAATGCTTCCACGCTGGGCGAGCGGTAAATCTTGTGATGGGTCAGACCACCTTCGTCAAGGTAACGCAGGAGTTCATAACCACTGTACCATTGTGAGCAGTTTCCCCACAGGCGGGTTCTGCCGCGCCATACGGGAACACGCAATACAGCATCCACGCTGAGCAGTTCAGGAGCGCCGCCGGATGTGAGCGAAGCGTTCACCTTGAATGAGAACGTCTTTGTCCAGATACCTGTCATTACGCCGTCAGACAAGCCTTGTACCGGTTCGCCGTCCGAGTTGTTCACGGCTTCAAGCGTGTCACCGTTTGATACGGCCAATTGTGCCTCGAACATCTTGAGCAGCGGGCATGAGCCGTTGAGGATTGCCCACATGGTAGTGCCTGTTGTTGAACTGTTGAGGTAGAGGTTCGTGCCAAGTCCTACATACTTATATGTAGCACCGTTGTCGGTAGTGATACGGAAGCCGCTCACTTTTCCCCAAGTTTCTTTCGTGGGTATGGAGACGGTTGACATGCCGTGACCGAGTATGCCGTTGAGCTGTTTCGTCCTGAACTCGATGAACATGAATGCTTGTGTCAATTCGACATCCTGATTACAGATGTTCATATACGGAAGGTTGCTGTTCGGGTCGGTGTTTTTTGCTCTTGCATATTGCTCGAACGCAAAACGGCTTAACTGTGTTTTTGGGTAGCCGCCGGCTTCTGCCGTGCCATATCCTGCGCTGCTGTGGTTCGTTCCGTTTCCTGCTCCGTGGGTTCCGTCCACGTCATCATTGCGAATTGAACGCACTACACCGTTCAGCAATGTAACGTAGTCGGGAGTTTCACCGTAGGCAAGATACTCTTTTGCTTCGTCCCCGTCATAGGTGAAAGGCTGGTCTGACACGATGTAACGCTCGTAGGTCGGGTTTGTTCCGCCTATGATGGCGTACACGTTCTTGGTGTGTGCTTGGATTACATCCGTGTCATCGCTGCCGTCAATGACAGAAGCATCGCCGCTGTCCATTTTGTTCCAGTTCACTTGGTTGAGCGTACTCTTAATGGCTGCGTCCTTGCCGACGGTTACAATTTTCATTTGGTTATGGAAACGCATTTCCTTCAATAGCGTTTCATCGCCAATCATTTTGTGGTAGCCGTTGTCGCCGCCGCCGTTGCTCGCTCCGCGCGTGAACTCGATACCGTAATAATGTTCGAGCTTGCGCAATCCCTCTGCGTCTGTGACTGCCGAAGGAAGTTGAATTTTCAATCCTTTTGCCATAATCTTGTTTTTTTGGACGTTGATAAATCGATTAGTCATTCTCTCTTGTTATTCCTTGTTTGTTGATGCCGATGTGTAACCAAGTAATGTGTCCATGTACTTGATACGCTGCTCAAGCCAATTCTGCACCCTGTAAACGCTGTCGTAATGACCGAGTTCATAAGGATAGATTGTGTAGAAGCCGCTCAACGGTGGTATGCCTTGGCATGGGGAGATACATTTGAAGCCGTAGAACGTTGTTTTTCCGTAATAACATACTTCATTTTCGGCATAGCTCTTGGCCTCATCGTATGTGACATCTTCCCAATGCGTACCATCGTCTGTTTCGGGGTCGTTGCCGATATTCCCCGACATAAGGCTTTTATATACTTTACTGCCTTTTTTACACGTTCCGTTTTTTGAATAGGTCGTTCCTTCAGCCCATGTGGATGATACATAGCTGGTGCTTCGCGTCCAGTTATCACTGTTTATCAGGCTTGGACGGTTGCAGGGGGATTCCGGCCAACGCTCGTATTCCGATTCAAAGTTGTCGTAGCCTATGCGCAAGCACCAGTCCATTATGATTCCGGCAATATGGGCTGCATCGAATATCCCCTTTGTACGCAGTTCCGCATAGCGGGATTTCAGTTCGGGCATGAAATACTTGATTATCCACCCCGATGGTATGCTCGTTGAATTTCCCAACCATCCGCTGCCGGGGCTGTTTACAAAGTTTCCTATGTGGTATGCTCCGAAAATGCCGTCGTGGTCGTATGGATTGGCTGTCCACAACTCACCGTCCCATGTGGTCCATTGCCAGTTTTTGTTGTAACCGTCACCGTCGCTTACAAGGTTGGTTTCAAGGATATAGTCAACCATGAATGAAGGCATGAAGTATTTCCCGATGAGTGTCCTCATTTCCTCATTGGCTGTGGCAAGGTATTCTTCCATTGCTGAAATGAGGTCGTGAGCCTTGACAATTTTAAGGTATGGGTATTCGTCAGTCGGAGAAGCAAGGGAGATTTCCTTGCCTGTCGGATAAACCTTTCCCGTATTGCCGTTGAAGTTAAGCGTATAGCCGTCAAGTCCTGCTTGTGCCAACAATGTATTCCACACGCTTTCATTGACAAGTGCGCTGTCTTCCCATACCTTTGCGGTATAATTAGGAACGCTGATTTCCGGGTATTTCTGGGCAAAGGCTGCTACGCCGTTAGCCGTATTTAGGCATTCGGTGTAGTAGTTCATCAGTTTGCTGTCGTTGGTACCGGTTTCGTCCTTTGTCAGATATACCAGCCATTCGTCTTTACCGATGAATGCCACGCTGCGCAGTACGTTCAATCCGGTGGATGACGTATGCGTATTATTTGTTGTGATCGTGTTATAGTCGCTTTGGATGGTTGATACTTCCTTTGCGCTTTCTGCTGCTTTCAGTTCGGCTATGCGCCCGCTTAATGCAACAATGTAACCTTTCACCTCTGCCGTCTTTTCGTCAACTTCGCTGTCGCCGGTTATTTCGCTCGGATGGTCGCCGTCATAATCCTCACCGTCAATGTCAATGAGGTCTTTGGGGTTTCGAACCTCGAATGAAGTCCAATTGATGTTGCCTCCCCAAATGGTGTCTGCGCCGAGAGTTCCGTCCAAATGTACGTGCTTGGCCTTTTTCTTGCTTTGCCACATGTTGTCGCGGTCTTTCTTCATCTGCCATGAATAGATGCCGTAGAACTCTCCGTTTTGATATACAATCACAGGAAATGGCATCGGGAAGCATTTTGCACCAGTGTCGAAATTCTTGTCCAAGTCGTCAATGCTGTCAACACCCTGTTCGCTGGTGCCGTAGTCGCCTGTGAAAGCGGCCTTGTAAGGACGGTTGTCTTTGATATTGCGCGTTTTTACCATTTCTTCATACAACAGGTAGCTACATGCGCCTACGCCTCTGAATGTATCGGTGTAATAGGCTTTCAGGTGGAAACTGTCTTGGGCTACCCAGTCACCGAACTTCATCTTGAACTTCTCATCGTCATTGAGCATATCTTCACGAGTGACGTAAAAGTCCATGGCAAGGTTCTTTTTCGTGAATCCCATGCTGGAATTGCCTTGTGCTGACAAAAGCACCCATTTCTTGAAATAGTTGCCCTGCATATCCCAAAATTCCACTTGGCAAGGAATATCACAAGTGACACCGGGAGTGCCAAGTCCGCTTTTCGCTGTCGGCATCCTGTCAGACAGGATGTTGAACTTCGCACAGCGTGGAAGCGGAACCTGCATATATGAGGCGTCGCTCCAATCGCCTGTTCCTCCTGTGAAATTTGCAATCGATTTTTCCAAATCGCTTAACTTACGGTTCAATTTGCGGTTTTCCGCTTTTTGCTCTTCGGGTATGCCTTTAGGCATATAGGATGTACCGTCCCATTTTACAGCAAATACGATAAGGCCGTCCTTGTCAAGTATCTTATAAATGAATTCTTGGTCTTGCTCGTCCGTTTCCATACCGTTTGCCGACAATTTCTTCAACTGTTTTAGTATGTCTGAAGGAAGTTCGAATTTCGATGTGACGAAACTTCCGTCACGTTTAATGCCGAACAAAAGGTTGTCCGCACTGTCCATCACGCAGAATATGTATTCGCTGCCCTCATACTGCTCAATCGAACATACGCCGCTGAGTTTGTTGATTACACTGCCTCCCTTGCGGTCTATGGCAAAAAGCAAGTTACCATCGGAGTCCGTTATTGCGAATATGTAGTTGTCATCTTCTACAATTTGCAATCCGGATAATTCCTCAAGGCGTTTCCGGGCTTCTTCTGATATGCCCCTTGGCTGGAATACTGAACCGTCTTTTCGTATGCCCCAAAGTAGGTTGCCAAGGTTATCCGCAATGGCATAAAGAAAGTCATCGCTCTCAACGAACTTGAAATTTTCCGTGAAAATACCTGTGGCGGCTTTTGCCGCTTCAGTTTGCTCTGTTGCCTGTTCCGCTGCTTCCTTTGCGGCTTGAGCCTGCAATCCTGCTTCGGTTCCGTTGGTTTCGGCAAGTGTGGCGGCGGCTTCGGCACGCTCCGCAATTTCTTCTACGCCTGTTGCGTCGGCGATGAATCCCCATTTGTCAGGTTCAAATTCGTCACCGCTCGTATGGTCAACTTTGGCGTAAAGCAAGGAGCGTCCGTAGTTGACGGCATCATCGGCGCGGTACTTTTCGTTTGGCTTCCAATCTCCACGTTTGCGGAAGCCGATTGTTCCTAATGATTTGCTCATCTTGATTACTGTTATTGGTGATACTTAAATTAAAAACAACATGCCGTCCTCTACATGGAAGATTGGCCCTGAATAGGATGACGGGTATTCTACCATCAATCGCATTTCTTCGTGGTCTATCCATATTTCGGGCAAAACGGTCATACTGCCATGATAAACAAGCAGGTTGGCATCGCACATGAATGCATATTCTTCTCCGGCAGATAAGGCTCTTCCGTTTATGAAAGCTCCTTCAATGCGCCCTTTTTTGCCTTGTATGACATAGAGAGTGTCGGGAGTATAAGGCTCTTTTGTATATTCCTCAAAGGTCAATACGCGCACGATTCCTTTCGGCATCACGATTGAACCGTCATACCTTACGGCGAACAATACATTTCCAAACTTGTCAGTCAAAGCGAACAGATAGTTGTCATCGTGCATGATTTGATAGCCCTTAAGTTCTTCAAATCTTGCCTGAACCTCGCCCGGTACTCCCTTGTCGAAAACAACCTTGCCGTCATGGGCTATGCCAAACAGCAAACGGTCGTAAGGGTCGGTGATGGCGAATATGAAGTTCTCATCTTCCATGAGCGTGTAACCGGAAAGTTCTTGAAGCCGTTCCTTCATCTTTTTTATGACGGATTCGGCCTCACTCATGCGCTCCATTGTCCGTTTCAGGTCGCGGTTGAGCCGCTCCAGTATGGGCTTTACCTCTCCTGGTACGCCTTTGTCATATATTATCTCGCCTTTGCAGTTTATTCCGAACAGCACATTCCCGTTAGCGTCGGTAATGGCAAACACAAGGTTTTCGTTGTGCATGGTCCGTATTCCCCTCAATTCGTCAAGCCTGACACGTACCTCATCGCTCATACCCTTGTTGTAAACCACTTCTCCGTCGTTACGGATACCGAAAAGCAAATTATCTTCAAAATCAACAATGGCAAAAATATATTCCATTGAGAGAAATTCGCTTATTGGTGAAGCTTTTCGCCAGCGTCCTGTATCCTCCCATTCTTCATTTTTACTGTTATACTCATACCAGCAATTGGTTTCTGTGCAGTATTTAGTGAATCCGTCAGGTATGCTGGTCTCAACGGTCGCTTTGAGTTCTGCAAGTGTGGCGCATGACTGACGCAAGTCCAAGAACTTCTTTCCCGAATACTTGAAAGTGTCTATAAGTTGTATTCCGGCCATAGCTTATTTGTATATTTGGGTAACGCCTGACGAGGTTACCGGGGTTGTCAATAAATAGCAGTTGTAGCTTACTCCGCCTACGTTCACCGTCCACAGGGTATAACTGTCTATCACTTCATAGCCGTTTCCGTCTTTCACGCTCGTCAACTTCCCGAACGATGCCGGATAACAGTAGGCTATCTTTCCGTTCGAAGTGCTTATGCCCGTATGGGTGGATGCCCGTGAGGTCTGCAAGGATTTGCTTAATGCCCTGACGGTTGTTTCCGTGGGTGTCCAGTCCGCGCCTACGCTGCCGAAATAAGACGGATATACCACGCTCACCTGTTTTGATGCGCTTTCGGTCATTCCTTCGTAGGTCGCTTTCAGTGTGTAGGTAAGTGTCTTGGGGGTGCTTTCATTGATGGTAACATCCTTTGCCGTCGAAAACACTTCTTCACCGTTCAGCGTCATTTCGCTCTCGTCCGCAACATCGCCTCCTCTTCGTGTCACGTTCCATGCAAGTTCTATTTTGGTACTTACGCCTACTTCGGCAATGGTCGGGGTGGCATTGAGCGATACAGTCAGTGGCCACACGGCTTGTTCAAGTTCGGTGATGTCTTCGGAGTGTTTCTTGTCGGCTTCGGTTCTTGCCTTAATCTCGTTGTTCAATGCCTCGTTCAGCTTGGTGATGTTTGTTCCTGCATTGTTTAACGCCTGTTTGTCCGCCGCGCTCATCATTCCTGCTTTTTCGGCAGTAACAATAGGAACGGTAACATTATAAGGTGTTTCCGTTCCGTCAGACTTGCGCACCTTATAAGTCAACGTTACAGTAGTCGCAGTAGGGCTGAACGCAACACTTCCGGGAACTAACAAGCCGTTCCCGATAAGTTCCTGAATGTCGGCTACATCATCACCAAGGTCGGCTACATCATTTTCCAACTGGTCAAGATAGAGGTTTACTTCACCGCCTTGCTCTCCCGTAGCTACCCATTTTCCACCCTCGGCACGGTATATAGCCGCAGGTAGTGTGTCGCCTATCAGCGCATACCAGCCCGGCATGGGTTTCGGATAGGCTTTGTTCAAAGCATCTTCCGAGGCATACAGACCTTTGCACGCACCTTTGATGTTCTTTGCGTCCAGCCAACCTTTAATGACGACATTATGGTCAAACGTGGAATTGCCACGCACGTTCAAGTGCCCACCGGCGGTTATGTCTCGGCTTGTTGACAAACTACCTTGTATGCTTTCGTTATTGACGCTCATTTCTTAACTCTTAATTCTTAATCTAACAGTGATTTACTTAGTTCTATCATCGTCGTTGACAGCCCGTCGCCTATGCTGGCAAGGGCAAGACCGGCAGCTCGGTAAACGGCAGCACGGTAGCATTTCTCGCTCACGTCGATACCTCCGTCAATGTCTATTTTCGGCAGAGGAACATACACGGCTTGGTCAACGGTGGCTGTGTCGTCTTTGCAGGAAAAGAATTCAAGTACCTGCCCCTCGGCTCTGTTCACGATGGCCACGACAGGCTTTTCGGGATTGCCGCAAATGCCTTTCCATTTCGAGAACTGCCGGGTATAGATAGGGTCGTCTTGCGTAATGGCTTCCGATATGCTGTGCCTCCAGTCGCTCATCTTGAATACGACAAGCCGCATGAAGTCGTCGGGCAGCAATATCCATCCTTTGCCGTCCTCTCCCCACGTCACGGCTTCCCCGAACTGGTGGCCTTGCTCCAACAGGTTAAGCGGAGCTTCCATTTCCACCATGCGCACGGCGTCAACCAATTTGGCGTAGATGATGTCATCGAGACTTACCGTGTCCAAATCATCATCTGCCAGCAACGGGGTGCTGTTGTGGTTCATGTCTATCGCCACGCGCACGGCTTTTGCCATATCTTCTGCCTGTACTATCATTCTTCCAATCCCTCAAATTCAATGTTGTGCGCCTTGGCCGCTTCAATGATTGACTTGGTCGAGCGCAATGAAGTGCGGCTGATACCGAATGTGTTGGCAAGGAAGTCCTTTGCTGCTCCGAGGTCGCTCACGCTTACTTTGCGCATCTCGTCCTTTGCTGTTTCCGTCTTGGCCTCCGTGTCTTCTTTGCCTGTCTTGGCCTCCGTGTCATCTTCTACGCATTCCATCTTAAATAGCTTACCATATTTGTAATGGTGTTCGAGAGCATACTGTATGTCGGCGTTGTCAGTGATGAACACGCTGCTTCCGTTCGACTGTACGGTGAAGGCAATGTGCATGCTTTTCTTGCTTTTCAGCACGACATTGATACTTATGGCCGTTCTTGATTTATATATCTTCTTCATATTCTCTTAGGTTGAAAATTTGTTCAGGGAGGTTCGGTTAATCCTCCCTGAACATGGTATCATGGTTGTTTATGCGCCTAAACCAGAGTCTTCGTCAGAAGCCGGTGCCTGTGCCAGCCTCATGCGTGCGTGTGCCTTGGCATAGCGTAGGTAGAGGCAGCTTACCTCTTGGATGACTACCGCGTCAGTGCGGCGGATACCGGCTTTCTGCAAGTCAAGCACGTTGCGTGCCCAACTTACGTGGGTCTTTTTCGACAGGTATTCCGGATCCATGGCAAAGCCGCAGTCGCTCATGCCGTTCATGTCGAACAGTTCGTGATGGATGGTCAGCACCTCGCCGAAGTCGGTATCCCAGCTCTTGAACTTCAAGTTCCATACTTCCACCGTGTCTTTCAGACGGAACTTCTCGCTCTTGATTTTCGAGAAAGCGGAGAGCATCTCAGAGCCGCAGAACAAAATCTTGCGCTTGTTGCCGATACCCGTACCGACAAACAGGTCTTTAGTGATGTCAACGAGGTTGTCATCCGAAATGACGGCGCACTGCTTGTCCGCATCCCATTCGCCAACTTCGATGTCCTTCCCGGCCATCCACCACAGACCGCCGGTAAACCATGTAATCATGCCGTCCTTGGTCACGTGCTTGATGGCATTCTTCACGCCGAACAGATAGGTGTTCTCCATGGCAAGGCGCATGTCGTATATGCCGTCCTCTTCGATGTCCGAGAAGCTCCAGTTCACTTCTTTCTTGGCAATCTTGTCGAATGTGGACTGCTCAATCTGTATCATGAAGTTCTGGCAATACTGCGTTTCGGGCATGGGGATGTTGTTGAAGCGGCCGGTCTGCACGTCAAGCTCGCCGCACGCCTTGCCCATGCGCACAAGCACGGTGTTTTTCGGGATTTGCGGAACCCAAATCGGCTGTTTGCTCGACGAGTCCATCGCGCCGTTTACGGCATACACGGTGGGCATATTGGTGGTTGCGTCTTTTCCGCACACGCACAATACGAGGTCGGGAGTATTGGGGTCGTCCTTTTCGTATGCCTGACCCGTGTCGGGGTTTGTCACGCCTTTAACACCTACTACGCGGATAGTGTCGTCCAGCGTGAACATATTGGTGTCGCTTACAGGGAGTTTCGTGCTTGCGCCGCTCGACATGGCGGTAACCGCATCCGTGGTCATGCACTTGATTTCCCTCGTGCCTACGCTGTAATACTTCACCTCGAAACTGTCGCAGCTGCTTGACTTCGCATAGCGGCTGATTTGGTCTATGGGCGAGGCCATGGGGCGGATTTTGACAATGCGCTTGTCCACGTCCGCCATGTAAAAGTTCGGGTCGCCGTCCGCACGTCCTTGCGTCTCGGTGGCGATACCCGCCGTAGGGTCGCTGCCTCCGTCGCCGTCTGCGCCTGCGTTCACCTTACCTGCATCGGGCAAGTCCGAGGCTGCCGCCATCGTCACACCGCTCGATGCGCCAATCACAACTGCCAACAGCGTCAGCATGATGTGATACAGAAAACTTGTACTTTTCTTTAACGTCTTCATCTTTCTGTGTTTTTAATTGTGAATTATGAATTGTGAATTATGGATTATTTTGCCGGTCTGCGTTTCTCTCCTCCGCGCTCCCAAATGGTCTGACCTCCGTCATCATAGCGGTTTAGTACGCCGAGGTCTGGCATTTGTCTTGCTCCGCCCTGTCCGCCGTTCTTTCCGTCAAGATTGGCCGTACCGTCACCGCGCTGGCCACGACGCAGCTTTTCCTCAATGCGTGTGTTGCGTCCTCTCACTTCTCCCTCACGCGCTGCCGTGGCCACATCGTCGTCATGGTTGATGGCACGCAAGGCCATTTCTATGCTTTCGGGGGTGAACTTGCCTACAATGCCGTCTTTCATGATGCCGACAAGAAAACTCATCGCCTTGTCTATGTCGTCATCGCTGTAGCCGTCTTTCTGCTGCATCTGTTCGAGCGTTTCAAGGGTTTTGGTAATGTTCTTCTGATACTGCTCGTCAAACTCCTTCTCCTTGGCCAGTCGGTCGGCATATTCCTTGCTGGCTGCGGCAAGCTCTTCCTGCTTGGCCGGGTCTTTCAATTCCTCCACGAAGTCATCTCCGAACATTTCCACCAACGCCACGGCAGGGTTCTTGCCTTTCCGCCATTGGGTAAGGAATGCGGCACTACGGGGGTCGCTGGTAAACAGGTCGGAAAACGCTTTCTCGCGTTCTTTGTAACCGGCTATCTCCTTGTCGTAACCGTCGTAATCTTCATTGACTTGCCCCCATAACGCTTCATCGTCGGCAAATTCGCGGTCGGGATATTTGGACTTCATACGCTCGGCGTATCGTTCCCGGTTGCTCTTAACTGTTGATTTATCAGGCATATTCTTGATTTTTAATTGTTTTGCTCTTTGTCGCATTGCAAATTTAAGGGAACAAACAAATCCAAACGGTATAACTTTTTACGCACCAATGGTTAACTTTGAAACATAGAAGAAACTTTTTATGAAGCACCACGGAGCGGTTATGGAGTACGCGGAGGAACGGATGCAAGACCTCATGCGGGCGTATGACGAATACATTTCATCATGCGACTATATCCGTATGCCCGATGTATATGCCGCTATCGTGAACATGGAGGCACGCCGCTTTTGGGTAAGTGACATAAGGGCTACCAAAGTAATATACGCCATGCTCCGTGGAGTAACCATCAAGGGTATGCGTCCTTTGAAGCGTGAGATGTTCGAGGAAATCCTACGGCGCGTGCTTGCCATGCGCAAGGCACGTCCTGAACTTACCGTTCGGGCGTGTTGCAGCATTGTGGTGGCCGGTCCCGCTCCCAAATTCTATCTCACGCCGGGGAGCGCAAAGATTATGGTCTGTAAAGCGCGTAAGAAATGGGTACAGGAAAAGTTGAAAAGGTTGCGGCTATTGTGATTGCGTTGCTCGTGACGGTCTTGTCATTCTTGCAGGTTGCCGACTGGCATTCGGTCGGCATATACTCGCATTGCCATTTGTCTGCACGACTGGCGTATCCGTTTTTTCATGCAAATCTGTTTCATGCCTTGCTCAATGCGTGGTGTCTGCTATCAATGGTTTTTATCTATAAGGTATCGCTGCTGCGTATGCTTTTTGCCTACACGGTGGCCGTTACCATGCCTGTTGACACGCTCGGCGCGTTCCTGCCTTTCAATAATCCCACAGTAGGACTTTCAGGCGTGGTCTATGTGCTGTTCGGGACAATCTCGTTCGAGGTGGCTCGCAAGCGGTATTTCCAGTGCTGGATGCTGTTCTACATTGCCGTGGGCTTTTTCTTCCCGAACACCAACGCATGGCTGCACCTGTATTGTTATCTCTTCGGTTTCATCGCCGCGTTGTTGAACAAACCCATAAATCGTAAGACATGACAAGGGAGGAAGCAATACAGGCTATAATAAAAGAGAACGCGCGGCGTAACGCGGAGATTTATGCCAAGTTTGACCCTGTAAGCGGCGAAGGCTCGGTAGGCGAAAGGAAGAAAGTTGTCATCGACGATTTTCCTGTTTCTGTGCAGTGGCTTCCGGTGGAAATGCTGCGTGTGCCGCTCGTCAGGAAGATTGTGGAGTGTGGCTCTGTACGTGCTTTCCTGACGGACAACCTGAATGTGGAGTACACGGAGGAAGACCGACTGAAAGTCATTGAGCAGTTTGTCCGCATCCGTTGCCGTTACGACTTTGCTTTTTGGGCGGCTGTGTTTGTGTACATCAAGCGTAAGGGCGGTGGTGAGGATATTCTTTTCCGTCTGTCACGTCCGCAAAGGCGGTTTGTTGAAAGGCTTGAAAGATTGCGAAAGGCCGGAAAGCCTATCCGCATAGTGCTGTTAAAGGCACGCCAATGGGGTGGCTCTACCGTATCACAGCTTTACATGGCTTGGTTGCAGCTCGTCCATAAGGTTGGCCTGAACTCGCTCATCATCGCGCATCAGGGTGCTGGCTCGGACGAAATCAAGGATATGTTCGACCGTATGATCAAGGCTTACCCGGTTGAAATGCTGCACAAGTTGGGCGAGGCTTACGACGCGAACGAGCCTAAGCTGGTGGGTGTAGGAAAGTCGGGTAGCATTTACCGTGTGCCGCAACGCAACTGCAAAATCAAAATCGGTACTGCCGAGCGTCCTGACAGTTGCCGTGGCGGTGACTACAATCTTGTGCATCTGTCCGAGGTGGGATTGTGGAAAGCCACAGAAGGAAAAAAGCCGGAGGACATCGTGCGCTCCGCCTGTTCGGGCGTGCTTTACCGCCCTTACACGATGATTGTCTATGAGAGTACGGCAAACGGTACGGGAAATTTCTTCCAGCGTGAGTACGACATGGCCAGCAAGGGCAAGTCACAGTTTGAGGCAATGTTCGTTTCTTGGTTTGACATTGAGATTTATTCCACGCCTGTTGATGACATCTTGTCTTTTGCTGCAAGCCTTTACGACAACCGAAACAACGATAATGTGGCTTCTTCGCGCGAAGAAAGCGGAAAATATCTTTGGTGGCTGTGGGAGAAAGGGGCTACGCTCGAAGCCATACACTGGTACATACTGGAACGTGCCAAGTATAACGAACACGCTTCCATGGCTTCCGAATACCCCTCCGACGACGTGGAGGCGTTTGTGCATTCCGGCACAATGGTATTCGACAAGTACAAGGTGGAGGCATTCAAGAAATACTGCAAAGAGCCGCGTTTCGTGGGGGATGTGTATGCCGATGCTGACGAGGGCAAGAACGCGCTCAAGAACCTGCGCTTCGTTGAGGACAGGCAGGGTGTGTTGTGGATATGGGAGAAGCCGGAGATAGACGAGGACGAGAAAGTAACCGACCGCTATCTGACGGTTGTCGATGTGGGCGGACGTTCATCAAAGGCCGACTGGTCTGTCATAGTAGTGTTCGACCGCCTTTTCATGGCTGAAGGGGGCAGACCGGCTGTCGTGGCGCAGTGGTACGGGCATTGCGACATAGACTTGCTGGCGTGGAAAGCGGCGCAGATTGCGGCGTTCTACGACAACTCCCTGCTCGTCATCGAAAGCAATACACTCGAAACGCACGACAAGGAACGTGATGTGGATGGGGACCAGTCGCAGTTCATCCTTAATCAGATTAAGGGTGTCTATCCCAACCTCTATGCACGGAAACAGTCGGAAGAGGACATTCTGCAAGGCCTGCCCACCAAATACGGCTTCCATACCAATGTGGCCACAAAGCCGATGGTCATATCCACGCTGGTAAAGGTCATCCGTGAAAATTTGTATGTGGAGCGAGACGCGCGTTGTCTGGACGAATACCTTACTTACGAGAAGAAGCCTAACGGCGCATACGGCGCGATTATCGGCAAGCACGACGACCTGCTTATGACACGTGCCATAGGGCTGCATATCTGTTTCTACGAAATGGAACTGCCCAAATTCGTGAAACGCACGAAACGTATGTTGGTGAAGAAGAAAAATGCTGTTTCAGCAGCGACAATATAAACTAAAAACGGATTTGTTATGAACGTATTTCAGAAATTGAAGGCAAGCCTCCGGTTGCGTGAGGCGGTAAAGAAAGCCAAGGACGCACACAGTCAGACTGGTGAGCGTTATTATGTAATGCCTCTTTCGGGGAGCAAGGGTAAACTTATCATCATGGATAGGTTCAACTTCCGCAAGCTCAAACAGAAAGGGTATATCTCCTATGAGGCACACGTGCGCGACCTCGAAAAGGAGTGTTTCTACTTCACGCCCTATCGTAACGGAACGTGCGGCATTGTACCTGAAGTGGAGAACTTTAAACGGCAGCAGTATTACAGCTGGTATGCCGGGTGCATCAGAAACCATAAAAAGAAGAAACACCATGAAGTACGCAGTCAAAAGTAAACAGAACTTGGACGGCGTTCAGACGCTGACTGGTGACCCGCTCGTAACTTATCAGGTAGTTGGAAACGGCGGTAAGAAGATAAAACGTCCTAAGAAAATCAGATGAATAAAGGCGGACGCATCATTGCTGTGCTGTCCGCCTTTTCATAATCCGTTGGGGAATGGCATACCCATAATCATGTGAGGGGTGCTTTTTTGCCAAAGGAATGATTGTAGTTGTATGTTACCAACTTGAGGCATCGGCTTTTATTCTTTTCTCATTGCCTCGCTCCCAAATGCTATCCTCCGTTTTCCCGAAGTTGGCCAGCCGTTCTATTTCCTGTTTCTTGCGTTCTTGCCACGGTTCAAAATCGAGTATTTCTCTTATAAGCCATTCGTCCCACGTGCCCCTGAAACAAACACCTCGGTCATCCAAGTACACGTCAGCGATAATCTTTCCGCTCGTATTGTCCGGTTGGTCGGGATTTTCGTTTATGTAGTCGTAAGTGATGTTGTTGTTCTTCAGCCATTTCTCCAACTTGTCGGATTTCTTCCTTGTGGTGAAAATAATGATTGTCCACCCTTGCTTTTTCAAAACAGATGTGGCGGTGTCTGCATTGGCTACCATGTTGCCGAACACATCATCACCTTGCCAACCTTGGCTGTAATCGTGGATTACACCGTCGAAGTCAATGCAAATTGTTTTCTTATCCATAACTTTAACATTTATTTTTTTGATTTTGTACTGATACAAAGGTAGTACACCCATTTATGCCACCATTGCGTTATGCAGCATGTTTACTGCTTGCATATTCGCGCCCTGCTGTGCTTGCTGCATGAGCTGTGGTGATATGGCTTCCGGCATTCCGCCTTGCTCTATCTGTTCCTTTTGCGACTTGATACTTTGCAGTAGCTCGTCGGCAAACGGGAAGTCGCCGAACTCCAGCAGCTGTTCTACGCTGATGGCCTGCGCCTGCCACAGTTGCATGAGCCAGTCGTTGGCAAGTTGGCGGTAGGCCGGTGTGGAGGTGCTTTCGGTGATGGACAGGTCAAACTCTACGTCGCGTATTTTCTTCGGGTCATACTCTATCTGTGCGCCGCTTTTCCCGGCAATGTTGAATACGCGCTTGGTGTCATAGAACTGCTGCATATTCTTCACATCCTTATACGCTCCGTCTATCGTGAACTGACTGAAACATTCCAGCATATCAAGCAAAGACATGGTAGAGTTCTGCACCTGCTGGTTGTACATGGATGCACTCTGTCCGGAAAAGCCGGGCTTTCCTTGCAGCGCACCGTTTACGCCGCTGATGTCCTCAAAGAATTTCAGTTGCAGGTTGAGCAGTTCCGTGATGCCGATGTTCGTGGAGTTGTTGGCCACCTGCTGCGGTATCTGTCGGCTTTGCGATGGTTTGTACACAATAATGCCGTTGAACTCCGCCCAGCTCTCCGCAATGTCCTCCATGCTAACGCCGTCGGGAAGACAGTCCTCCGGCATGAGCAGCACGCCTTTGGCCGAAGCACGCATAATCCAGTCATAAAGGGTTATCAGGCGGTTGGTGTAGCGTTGCTGGTCTATAACATCAGCCACGAACGAGTGTATCTCGCCGTCTATGAACGGGTATGCCTTGAACACGTATGGATGGCTTCCGTGTTCAAATGGTGTTTCGCCCTCTTTCAGGATGTCGCCGAAAGGGGAGAGGTAATAGAAGTACCAGTAATCATCCACAAACCATGTGGCTTTTATCAGGGGAACTTCATCTTCCGGCATACCGGCTTCCTTGGCCATCTGCATACGCTCGCGGTTTACATTGGCCACCTGTTCCTCGTAGTCAGACACTTCTATCTTGAATATGTCGCCGTTTTGGTAGTCGTGGCAACGGTAACGGGGTTTCTGTTCCTTTCTCCACACTTCGATTACCCTGCACCGTCCAGGCTCGCTGGTCAGCAGGAAGTCGTAGTTTTCCAAGCGGCTGTAACCGAAACGCTCGGCATAGCTGGCAATGTATTCCCTGCGTGCCGCCCACTTGTATATTTCTTTAAGGCGGCGGTATTCTTGCGGCGTGTGGGCAAATTGTTCGCACAGCTGGCCAAAACTTACGTCATGCACTTCTCCGAGGCACGTCACGTCCCAGCCTCGGAAGTCGCGCATATTGTTGTCTATGAAGAAATTGTTGGGCTGCACATAGTCAGTCCAGCAATCCTCCTTGCCGTTTCTCCATCCGTAACTCTTGCGGTGTACGATGAAGCCGCTTATCAGGAACTCTTCCATTGAGCGGGCATTGACTTCGTTCATGCGGTTAAGCTGCATGTTGCATTGCAGGATGGTTGACATGGTTTCGCCAAGTTTCTGTTCGTCCCTGTCGCGTGCCGTGCAGGTCGGTTCTTTCAGCTGGCTGCGGTACACGCCAAGCACGTTCCTCACGAGCCGACGGATGAGGTTGTTTTTCAGAGGCACGTTGCCCTGTGCCTTGATGTAGTCTTCCTCGCTCATTTTCTTTCCGTCCACACATATTACGTCATCCCACTGGAAACCGTAGGTGTAACGCTTGTTGCGCTCCCTGTCATGTCGGAAGTCGTCCATCTGGTTCCAGTAGTGCTGCGCTTCCATAAGCACGTCAAAAGCCCTGCGGTCTCCGAAATGCTTTTCCGAGAATGCCACGGTGTCTATTTCCGTATCTCCGCGTTTGGGCGTGATGCGGCTCATCGGAAGCAGCTTATACTTTTGTTTTGTTGTGATGGGTTGCATATCAGTTCTGTTTTTAATGACGCACGGAATATCTTATGCAAATGTAAGCATTCCGTGCGTCATGTCTTCGTTAACTATTTACGGGTCTTGTTCATATCGCTTATCATCATCTTCTTCAATTCGTTGAGTTGGGCTTCAATGTCCTTCACTGCTTCCTTGTCGCCGTAGGTATTGGCTTCTTTGAGCATATCGTAAAGGCCGTCTATGTCGGGTCGGTAGTTCTCGAATATCTCGTACCTTGCATATTCGGGCGAGTTATAGAGGAAATCTATCTTCTCCGCATAGTCGAATACACCGTTGTCGGTGTCTCGTTCGTAATTCCTTAACCGTGTTCTCAACTTGTCATGCTCATCCTTCAGCCTGAAATACTCGTTGTTGACGGCCTTGTATTCCGTTCGTTCATCACCGTTCTTCAGGATGCGGTTAAGCACAAGGAAACTGTTTGGGTCATACTCACGTTGGCCGATAATGGTTTCACCCATTTTGGTCATGCGGTCTATCGTATTAGCAATGCCGCCGAAATAGCCGTTCAGTACGTATTCCACCTGTGCCGGGTTAAAGTCAACCGCACCTTTCGTGTATTGGTCGCCGCCGGACATTTCATTGAGTGTTTCCGACAAGTCCACGAGGTATTTGTTCGCACTCTTGTAGGCTTTTGTCCATTCGGGCATATCCTTGTTATAAGGAGTATCCTTATACAGAGGAAGCCCTGTCCAGCTCTTTTTGTAGCCGTAAGCCTCGGCAAACGGCTTGATGGAACTCGGAATGAAAGCCTTGAAGCCTCCTCCTCCCTCCATGAAGTCAAGCGGCAACAACTGGCTTACCTGTCCGGCTATCTTGCCTGCCAGCTCTCCGTCCGTAAAGTGTTCTTTTCCGCTCAACGTGCTGGTCATAAGTTCGCCAAGTCCGTACACGGCTCTGTATTCCACAGGCAACGGTATGCTTATCCATTGGTCACCTGCACGGAACAACAGGTTGCTTCTCCTTACGTATTCGGGCAAGTTCCAGTAGCTGTTCTTGTCGTCCTCATCGTCATCACCATAACCAAGTGAAGCTACGATTGCACCGAGCAGGAACATCGCGGCTACACTGGTAAGTGCTTTTGCAGGATGACGCTTTGCTTGCCGTCCGAAGTTTGCCGTGCCTTGTATGGCAGCGTTCCAAAATACAAAGCCGCTTCTTCCGAGTCCTGACATGAACGCACTGGCATTGCCTAACTTGGTCTGCCCGGTGGCTCCCATGAATTTTGCACCGCTCCCTTTCTTGTTGAAGTTCACGCTTATCTCCTTTGCATCGTAGATGGACCGGTCTATTGTCCTGCCCATTTCGCGCGAGGTCATGAAGGCGGCAAAGCGTGCGCAGTTTTCCACGCCACGGTTCACCTCGTCAAGCCGTTCGGCCAAAAAATCCCACGCCTTGCGGATGGGTAGTCGGCCATTTGCCTTGCGTATTTCCCTGCGGATGTCGTTCTTATGCTTCTCGATGTCACGCATATTGGAATATCCTGTTTCGCCTCCGTTCATCATGAACTGATGGAACATACGTTCAGTGTCGTTGCTCATGTCGAGTTCATTTTTGCGATACTTCGCAAGCAGCATCTTCATCCTGACAGGGTTCACCTTTGCAAAGTTCCGATGGAAGCGCAGGGCATAATTCGGACTTTCCTTTATCCACATCATACTGTTTGAATACAGCATATCACGGATGAAGTTCGACACAACGAAGTCGGGGTTGCGTGTGGTATAGAGCGCACTCAACTCACGGTTAATCCTTTCACCGGCTTTCAGTATCGCGCCCACTGCGCCTGACATATCGTTGTCGGGGTTGGTCTGTCCGTTGAGTGCCTGTGCTGCCCTCGGATTGCCGTTTATCGTGATGACGTAATCCCTTCCTCCACGTTTCACGACAATTTGGTGCTGGCGCAGGTCACGTTTCTCCACTACCCGGTAGGGTATGTTCACCGTGTCTTTGCCGTGCTTGTACAGGTCAGGGTCTTGCTCGGCAAGCTTTTTCATCTTGTACTCGAAGTCCTGCATCTTGCGTTCCACTTCTGAAGGTGTGTCGTCGGCATTGATGTTGTCCGGGAACACAGGTTGCCATTCGTCGGCCACCTTGTCATATTTCAGCCAAATGTCGCTTACGCTGGCGAGGTCGCTCGGATGATTGAGTACGAAGTTCAGGAACTTCTGTTTCACTAATTTATTGCGGTTGCCCTGCACGATGGCACTTTCCGCCATGCTTTGCAGGTAGGCAAACGGATCGTCCGCTTTAGACTTACGTCCTTTAGCTGTCTTTATCGGGGCATTGAACGCACTGTTCTTGCTGTTCAGGTAGGCGTATGCTTCCTCGCCGGTCTTTTCGTCGAAGCCGCGAAGCGGAATGTAGTAATCGTACATGGAGCGGATATTGTCGTAAGTCGCCTTTGACATCATGCCGCTCTCGTACAGCTTGGATAGCGTCGCATCGCTCACAGCGTTGGTGCGTTCCCAAAGCGTGTCAGTATTATGGCCGCTCTCATAGTCCTCAACCATTATCCGTGCCTCAGCTTCCGCATCAGCTACGTTGTCGGTATCGGTAAGTGCGGTCAGTCCGGCAAAATCCCTCTGGTCAATGGCCTCGAACTTATCACCCAATTCTGCTTCTACCTGATTGTTCCAATCCTCCACAGCCTTGTTGTACGCATCCATTTTCAGGTCGTAGTCATCATCATTTTCGGTGGGTGGCTGCGGCTTGTCCTTTGAAAGTTCGGAAGCGTCAATCAGCTTGTCTTTCTCACGTTGGCGCATCACACGATTGCGCTCCAGCCCGTGTTTGGCCATCATGTAGTCGGTCAGTTCCTCTCGTGCTTCTTTGGTAGGAGCAAGTTTGCCCACCTCGTCAAGCAAAGGTTTGAACAAAGTGTGTGCGAAGGCGTCACCCTCAGCTTTGTTCACCGAGGAAAGCCTGTTTTCGCCCAAATAAGCATTCTCGAAGCCGTCCACGTCTTCTATGCGTACTTTCTTCTTGCCCTCTCCTTTGAGTATGGCTTCCATCGCTTCACGCAATCCGAGCATACTGTCTTGCAAGGCTTCCTGCGTTTGGTACACTCCGCGTTTCACTCGCTGCTCGTATCTGTCGCGTGCCAACGTCCGCTCATGTACTTCGGGGTCGCCGTCCCTGTATAGCTCATCGCGGCCTTCCGCCACGTTGCGCGTCGCATTATCTGTTACGGTATAGTTGCCTACTTTCAGTTCGTTCTGCTTGGCCACATCCTCGGCTTCTCCCAATATGCTGCGGTATCTGCCCGGCTCGGCAAGGTTCTCGTAGCTCCGCCAAAGGATGTAGCGCAGCTCGTTGTCCGACAAGGTTACGCCTGAGAAGTTCTCGAAGCCTATCTTGTGCAGCATACGCAGGAACAGTTCCTTTATCTTCTGCCACCAGCTTGCATCGGTATTCTCGAAGTTGGTGTTTTCTGCCAACGATGCAAGGTATTCCTCGGTGGCCGTTCGGAAATCCCAGTTGCGTTCTCTTGCCAGTTCTGTAATGCGGCGGCGAACGTCCTTATCTGCATTTTGGAACACGTTGTCAAGGAACGTGTCGAAGTGTTCGCCAAACAGTTGTCGCAGTCCGTAATGTGCCACGGCTTCATGCAGCAGCGTCTGTTCCACATCGTACACGCTCGTATGGTTCGGTATTACAATTGTTATTCTGCCAGTTCCTCGCGAATAGAAACCCTTGGCCTTTGCACGTTTGCCTTGCAGCGTACTTGCATCGGTAACGATGTCCACATTGTCAAGATGCAGCGTCTCTGCCAACTTCTGCACGGCATTCACCATGCGCTGACGTTCCCTTTCTGCAAATGCCCTGCGCTGTGCTGTCGTGCGTGTAGAGCGACCTGTCATCTTTGCCACCGGGTCATTCTCATAGCTAAGCTCGTTATCGGTCAATGCACCGTTGCCACCTCTCATCATGGCGGTGGCTTTCTTGCGTCCCTTGCTAATACCGTCTACAATCTTCACACCGAGCTTCTTCAATTCTTCAAGCAATGACGGAGTAACTGTATTGTCAGGTATGGCAACATTCTCTCCTTCGATAAGTTCGGCGATGCGCTGCGCCACCTCACTGTCAGGAACAATGCGTACAGGGCGCATCCATCTCGAAAGGATTACTTTGCGTTTCTTGTCGCCGCTAAGTTGGCGGTTAACCGGACCTGCGTTCCATTTCGTTTCTCCAACAGGGTCTTTAGCTCCCTCTGCCTGATAGCCGCTTGTCAGTTCGCTTTCGGGCACTTCTACCTCAACAGTTACAAGGTTGGGACGTTGATAGGCTTCTGCGAACTGGTCATTAAGTGGATTGCGTGAAGTATGGAAATACGGATTGTATGCCACCCACAAGCCTTTGCCGTTGTCTTTTACAATGTAAATGTGGTTCTTGTGTGTTCCCTCTTTCTCCACAAGTTCAGGGCGTTCGTCCGATACTTCCCATTGGCCGAACTCCGAGGGAGCTTGACTTATCCTGTTGCTTCCTGTGCCTATCTTCTTCGACATGGGAGGATACAGTTTGCCGTCCACCAACGACATGGCACGGTACACCTTTACAGTCGGTTCACTATTCAACCGCGTTATTTCGCTTGCATCATCCACAACCCGGAACAAATCATTGGCTTCTTCCTCATTGGTCGTATAGTCGTCAAGCCTGTATAACGCATCATCCTCGTTGGTTTCTTCCTTTACCTTTACACCAAGTTTCGACAACTCCCTTACTACACGTTCAATATTTTCTTCCGGAATGTCCGCACGCAACTTTCCACGGTAGGGATAGAAGTTGCTGCCATTAACGGCACGGAGCAATGCCTTGTTTTCGTAGTAAATGGCACCGTCTTTCTTCGTCTTGGGTACGGTCAGATAGTACACTTTCGCCCAGCTGCTGCCTGTAATCTCCACCTTGCCGTCATGACTGGTAACGGGCATATAATCCTTTATCTGTTTCAAGCGGCTGATGATTGGCGCACCGCTTGTTTTCAGCATGGATGTATTCCACTTATCCGGCATCAATATACCGTCATGCACATTCCCGTCAATATCGGTGTAGCTGATAAGCTGGCCGGGGTAACCTCCATGTTCGTCTTGCGTATCCGCAATGGCCTGAAGGATGTTTCCCGTCATGATGAAACCCGTCTTCCGTGTTCCTGTCGGTATTTGGCTGTCCCAGTTCTCAAGCGTGGTGGAACGTGCCGCATCCCAATTATCGTTGGTCGTCTTGTAAATGCTTCGTAACGCTTCGGGCTGCGACAACTTGATTTCCATACGCCTGCGCCCGTCAAGAGTGGCAAATACGGCAAGCGTGGTCGAGGCGGTTATCTTGCTGTCCTTTGCTTTGTAGCCGCAGAATATGGCAGGCGTGGAAAAATCGAACACCATGCTTTCAAGATTGTCAGGCATGAGGTACGACTTCCCGACTTCAAACATGTGCAGACGCTGTTTCAGCATATCGCTGTTCGTATTGAGGCGCACTATGTTGTCGTTATGCTTGGTTTCCACATTCTCATTGGTCTCTCTCACGTAGTCGGCAATGGCGGCTTGCTTTTCTTCGGCGGTACGTTTCTGCTGGCGGTTGATTTTCTCGGTCTGCTTGGCTATATCTTCCTGTGCCTTTGCTTTTGAACGCTCATAGCGGGCTTCCTCGGCCGCAATTCGTACCTCGTCCTCTTTTTCAATGGTGGCGATGACTTGGCGTATATAATCTTCTGGGCGTTTTCCTTTGTTCACTTGTTCGATGGTCTTGCGTATTTCAGCTGCTTTCATCGGTTTGCGCAATACATCCATTTCCACCTGTTCAACGTATGAATTCCGTGCAAACGGGTTGGTGCCGGTCGGGTCTATGCCTTCAGATGACACACGCTTATTCAAAGTCTTGGCACGAAGCGGCATGACGGTAATCTTCAAGTCATTGTTTCCCGTGTCATTCAGGTACTTTATGAGTTCATTGTACCGTCTTACTACATCATCATAGAACTCTTCCTGTTCTTTGGTGGTCAGCAACGCCACATAGCCGGTTATCTTACGCGCATCATCCTCTTGCGGCTTATACTCGTCAAGCTCATTGGTTTGCACACGCCCTCCACCTTGTCCTGCCTTTTTCAATGGACCACCCATTTTCTCGTAGATTTCAGGATTGTCACGCAGGTATTCCACTACGACTTGGCTTCCGTATTTATTCAGCAGGTCGGGAGCTTCCACATCGTTGCTTTCACTGTCCTGCGATGTGGTCGTGTTTGCGTTCAGTGATTTCAGCTTAGTGGACAACATCATCAGGAAACGGTTTTCAGCCGGTACAGGCAGACCGAGGTTGATGTAATAACCTCTGTGTACTTGTCCTGTGCGGTCAATGCGCCCGATCATCTGCATATAGTCGTTGATGTCGCTCAACGGCTGTGCGATAATCATCGTCCGCTGACGCTGGTCGCTGAATTTTTCCGATGCGTGCAGGCTGATACCGGTAGAGGCGGACTTGTTAAGGATAAGCACGTCAAGTTCGCCGCTGTTGAACTCGCGTTGCATCCTCTTCTTGTCCTTGTCTGTCCTGCGTCTCACGACAACACGTCCGTCATCGTCACGCTCCACGTACATATTGCGGCCTGTAAGTTCGCCGACTTTATAACCCATTCCGTGCAACCGTTCAATGATAGCGTCAAGCGGACTGATAAAAATGTCACTGGTACTCTTGCGGATGAAGTCCTGCAATTCATAATATGCCTTTTCTCCGGCTTCGCCCAACTGCTTGGGAGTGTATCGTGCATGTTGCTCTTTACCGTTCTCATCCTTGATTGTGTATTGCATCACGGTATCAAGTCCCCTTAAAAGGCTTGCGCTGAAAGTTGGCTCTGAAATTACTTCCCCTGCGGAATAGTCCTTGATACTGCTTTCCATCGTACTTTCCAACGCAATTACAGGATGTCTGCCTGCCTTTATTTCTGCGTCAACCTCATTGGCTATTGCATCTACTTTGAGGGCAAGCATGAGTTGCTTGGTATAGTTGTAGGTCTTGCTGGCAAAAGGCACATTTTCTACGCCCATTTTGTCTGTACCTCTCTTAATTCCGGCACTTTCTGCCATGACAGCAAGCTCTTTGTCCATCGCATCAACCATCGGTTTGACATAATCATCTTGAAACTTGATGATGGCGTTAAATGCGGCAATCGTGCGGTCGTAGTTCTCACGCGCACGCTTTACGGTTGCCGGGTCGTTTATGGTTTTCCAGTCTGTCACAACATCACTCATGTCGCGTTCACGGCGCACCATCTGCCCGGCATTGGTCAGTTCGCGGCTCATAATCTCCTGTAAGGTCACACCGCCTTTCTCAATGATACCAATCAGCTTGTCAGGCTCTACCTTGGCTTGGCTCATGGCAGTGCGGATGGCGTACAGGGGCATGGTGTCAGGACGCTTGGCGAAAGTGGCACTTGCGAAAGTGGCCGCTTTTGCGCTGCGTAAAATGCTTTGCAGGTATGCGCCTGTATTGCTCGTTCCTGCCGCCGTGTGGCTCTCATCAAGGAACAGATAGTTGTCCTCGGCGATGGCACGCAGGAATGTGGCCTTTGGTGTGGCTTTCCCGTCCTTTGAAGCCTTGCTTTTCTTTGTCCGCCCACCGCGTTTCTTTGCCGCTTCCTCAGCTTCTTTTTGACTTACCTCGTCACCTGTATTTACTTGTGAATAGGTAAGCACGGCAAAGTTATATTCATCAGGCAATTGACCTGCGGCAAACACTTTTGCCATTTCTTTGGATGATAGAGGCTTGTGTACGGTATTTCCATTGCTGTCAACCATAGCACCGTCCGAATTGAAGATGAACGGCACAAGGTCGCCACTGCCTATGTCTACCAAATCTCGGTAGATGTCGGAGAATAAATCCGCCTTTTGCGTAATGAATATCGGCTTCTCGCCACGTTTCACTGCCCAGCGGATGAGTGCGGCCATTTGTCGCCCCTTTCCAACGCCGGTTTGGTCGCCTATGATAAGTGCCTGTCCTTTCTTCATCTGATAGATGGCCATAGCCACGCTGTCAACCTGTTCTGCGGCAAGTGCCTGATGCGTTTCCTCTATCGTGTCATATCCAAGCTCTTTTCTTACAAATTCGTCAATGTTTCCGTTTTCAGCCTCAATCTGTGAGAGTACATTATCCATTGCCTCTACCATTGCGGCAGGGGCAACGCTTTGCAATGAAAAAGCACTGTTATGCGGTCTGTATGCACTCTTTTCTTCAGTAAGGGTTCGCTTCTTCGGTTGTTCGGTTCTTGTTTCTCCTAATCCCACTCGTTCCGTGGAAACTCCCACTGTTCCCACTCGCTGAACGTCAGGCTCTGATATTCCTCGGCTTCCTCCTTCGGTATTTCCACCAGCTCCTCGCCGGGTTTCGCCATTTCCAGTATCCGTTCTATGTTCTCTTGATAAAACCTGCTGGCTTCTTCCCGAATTGCTCTCGGTTGAATGTGCAGTTCCTCGCTGTCCGTGTCCAGTGTCATCATTCTTTCGAGATTGCCCACTATGTCCTGTTCCGTCAGTGTTCCGGGATGGTTGGTCAGCGACAGATACGAGTTGCCCTTGCTGGCTACGTAGAATTTCTGTTCCATTTGTCTTTTCCTTTGAGTTGATTACTTCATCTATTATGTCATACAAGTCGTCAAAACTATCTGCCTTGCGTATAGCCTTGCTTTCAACAGGCGGATAAACTGCTGTTTGGGCACGTTCCTCGTCGCTCCTGCGTCCGGCAATCAATATCATTCGGGTTGGGAACGTCGTACCCTGCTTGGAATACAGCTTTCCGTCCATGTCAACAACGCCTTTCACGTTGTAGTGGTCATACAGGTATGTGAAAAACGGCTTCATGCTTTTCAGTCCGCCATTGTTCCCGTACTCCATGTTTCCACCTATGATGATAGCGGCCTTGCCGTTGTCTTTCATGCTTGCAAGGGCATTGAGAGTAATCTGTGGGTCAAGGCCGGGTATCATCTTTCCGTCATACTCCACTTCATCACGCTTGCCGAACGGTGGGTTGGCAATAATAACATCATATTGTTGACCTCCCTCGAACGGCTCGGTCGCATCCTGCTGGGTAACTTGTGCAAAACCTTGCTCGCGAAGATTGTCCAGTCTCGTCTTGTCAAGCTCGTTGACGTATACTTGATTCGCAGGAACTGCGAACACAAGCATTCCGTTACCGGCTGTCGGCTCTAATACCTTCCCGTCTTTCTTGCTGCTCATGGCAAAACGTGTAGCGTTCCACGCCATAGGCAGCGGGGTGGAGTATTGCTGCATCTTGATACGGTTGCTGCTCCGTGCGGCAATGGTGGGCTGCATTTCATAGAGCTTACAGATAAGGTCATACGACTCTCTGCTGTCTCGTCCGTGCTGTTCCACTACTTCGCGTGCGGCTCTGACTAAACCGTCTTCGACAAGTTCTTGCAGCAGGATGTCTGTCCTGCCGTCATTGTCAACCTCCATGCCCAAAGCTGCCGCACGTTTGCGCAAATCAAGTATGCTCCTGTACGGCTTTGTGCCGCTGTCAAGTGCGGCAAGCATATCGGTTTTGACTGCATTAGCAAATATACGGTTTATTTCCGTATTTTCTGCATTATGAGTTGCTGTATTTGCAGGTTTTACCTCTTTCGGGTCGGCACTTTCATAAAGTACCGGTGCCAGCCCTGTATCAAGCACAAGCCGTCCGTTGTCCTCAATGTCATAAACGGTGGCAGGTTTGCCGTTATAAATCACGTTGTCGCCTTTCTTGAAAGGCATATCCTCTTGGTTTTCAGACACAGTTTCCTCTTGCCCACTGAAAAGGTCTGCAATCTTCGACTCGTCCTGTTTCTTCTGACGCTTGGCCGACTTCTTCCCACTCTTTGTAGAGGCTTCCTGCTGTGCGTTGCTTACTGGCACAAAGTCGGGAGCATAACGCTTCACGAGTTGTTGAACCATACGAAGCAATGACGGGTAAGTCTCATCCTCCGCAAAGAAATTGTTGAACGATAAGTATCTTTCCTCGCCGCGTTCAGGGTTCGGGTTCTCTATGCGCAGCATACCGCCTGTAACTTTCAAGTTGTCGCCGTCCTGATTATCCAACTGTATGCTGATGTACAACTCGCGCTTCTCACCGAGCGGAAGATGTATGCTGATGTCTCCACCGATGGGCGCAATGTTAGCTGTTGCAATGCTCCTGCGACGTTTCCCTGTCTTGTCAACGATGGTTTTCGGGTCAATGCCGATGTCTTTGACAAGGCGGTTGGCAAGGTTGTTCGCGTCCTTGACGGCTTTCTTCTCGGCATTGCGCATGTATCCGTATGCCTCGTTGAAGTCGCTCTCCACCGGTTCAGCCTCATAATAGCCTAACAGGGCGAGCTGCCTGTTCACCTTGTCTAACTGCTCGTCAACCTTTCTGACGGCTTCGTTTACTTCTTTTTCATCTGTTGCAGCTTCGATGCGGCTTTCTGCTTCACTTGCAGTAGTCTCTGCTTCGTCTGCAACAGCTTCTGTATCTGCTGTTCTTTGTTCATCTTCTTGTCTCCTTTGTTCGTTACGTTGATTGGCCAGTTGTTCTTTGGCTGCATCGGCCTGCCTGTTGGCTTCCTGCTCGGCTACCACCATTTCAGCCGTAGCCATTGCGTTGCCTTGTCCCTTGTCGAAGTTGGCCACGTCAAACGTGCGCACTTCATCGTAGGGTGTCATTTCGTCCACATATCCGGCTTCCTGCACTTCGGGAAGGTCTCTTACTCCGTTGTAGAATGATTTGAGGTAGGGACGGATAGCGTCGCCAAGGTCGTCTATCATGTGCCGGGCATAGTCGGCAAACTTACGGGCACCGGCCTCAATATGGTACGCTGCCATTTCCGTGCCGATTGCCAGTATTTCGGGGTCAATGCCCATGTTGAGCTGACCGCCTAATTTCTGACGCATACGCTTTTTCAGCTCCTCGTACCTGTCGCGGCTCACGAGCTTGTTGTTCGCTCCGTAACCGTTGTCGTCCGATTGTTGGGGCTGTTGTCCTGTTTCCTGCGCCGTGTTATCTGATTGCCGGCTCGTTGCCTTTTCAGTAAGTCCGGGACGGCCCACAACAAAATGGTCGCTCAACTTGGCTTCTCCGTTTTGACTGATAGCCTGCATCAATCCCTCAACGTCAACCTGACGCATCACCGGCTCACTGCTCTGCTGCATATCGGACAGCGACAACGGCTTGTTGTCGTCCAGCTTCTCGCCGCTGGGGTCAAGCACGGCTTCGGCAAACTTCCGTCCGGCTTCTTCCGTCTCGAAAATGAAGCCTCCTTTACCGTAGGATGAATAGTAGCCGCCAAAGTCCTTGACGCGCTTCTTCAACGACAGGAATTGCTCGCGGGGCATTTGCTCCGTGAACTTCACGGCATAGATGTACGTGTCTTTCTTCTTGTGGTAGCGTTGTTCTACGGTATAACGGTCATCTGTCTGTCTCGGTTGCTCCTGCGGCTGTTCATTGCTTTCTTCCTCCGTTTGCGACGGTTGCATTTCCTGCACCAGTCGGCGGCGTTCGGCATACAAGTCGTTGCTTTCACTGATAAGGCGTGCTTCCTCAAAGATGTCACTGCGCTTATGGGCTTCATCTGCCTGTTTCTTCAAGTCGGCCATCCGCTCGTCAATCTCGGCTATTCGGTCTGTCGGGCTGATAGCTTTTGTTTCACCGGCGGGCACGCTCTTATACTCCGCAAACGGCTTGGTCTTGCGATGGCTGCTGTTTATCCACTTCTCAAAGTCCTCCAAGTTTGCGGAGGTCATGACGATTTTCCGCTTGTCCGCCCAATCATCACTGTAATTGGCGAAGTAAGCGTTTCGTGCGTCGTCCTCATCGTTGAAGCCGAGCATTACCTTGTGTTCGTCAAACGTGCCGTCCTCGTTGTATTGGTCAACAACATACACCCTGCGTACGTTCCAGCCGTCGATGTCGTTAGTCAGGAAAACGTCGATATGGTCGCCGTCCACGCCCTCTGTACCACGGATGTAACCGTAGGTGTTCTGCATGGTAGTTTCCCACGGATTGCCGTTTGCATCCGTGCCGCGACGCACACTTCCTTTCGGGTTCTCGACTGTGATGTTGAACTGACCGATGCGCACATGGCCTTTCTTGTAGTTCCCGGCTTCTTTCTGTGCTTCTGTTGGGTTTTGTTCGGTTTCCGCCTCTGCTTGTGCAATTTTCGTGGCAAGGGTATTACCGTTGTCTATGTAATCGACAATCTCGGCAATGTCGCCAAACCGTTTGTTGTCGAACTCGAAATAGGAGCCGGTATAATGTCCGTTCTCGTCAGGCTCATCTATCTGCGTGGCAGTGTGTGTACCGTCAATGATGATACTCCGTTTATAGGTCGGCCTTTCGCCGTTTCCCTCTTGCCAGTCATCGTCATTTATCTGCACACGAGAGGCCAATTCTGCTTCTCGTCGCTCTACTTCTTCCTGCCCGACACCGCCTTCAGTTCCTCTATTATCGGCGGCAATCCCTGTTCCGCCCTCAGTTCGTCCTCCTGACGGATCATCTCGTGTGCTTCCTTGTCTCCCTTGTTGGCCTGCTGCACTACCGCCAGCCAATACATTATTTCTCCGTTGTCCATTGTATATAAAATTCTCGTTTAACAATAATTCGTCACTAAGGCCGTTCATCGTTTCGTTCACGGCTTCCACCAGTGTGCGCGGCGTGTTGTCAGGCTCTTCAAAAAGGGTAGCCTCTTTCGTGCCTTGTACAAGGTCAAAGATGTTTTTCAGTGTATTCTGTATGAATACTTGCGTCTGCCCTTTGTACATTGTGGCCAACAACAGCGCAAAGTTACTGTATCTTTCTGAAGGAAGATAGCTTTCGCCGGTAACATCGTCAAAAGACAGTTGCCTTTTCCATGCCTCTGCCGCCTTGCGTGCCTCCTTGTAGTTCTTGGCATTTGCAAAGTCGGGCATTTGCGACAAGGCGTAGTATGCGTTTATCGAAGCTTGCAGTTCGGCGTTCATGCGCTCAGAGTTCGGGCTGTCATAGTCCCTGTACGCCGTAGCCAGTATCGCTTTCTGCGCCTTTGCAGGCAATGCGCCGAACATTTCCTCCAAATGGGTGTTTCCATTTTGGAAAATACTCTGATACATTATGCCTTTAAGGTCATTCTTGGCCTCGCCGGTAAGATTGCCTTTGCTGTCGAACGCGCTACGGTACTGTGTTGGGGTGATGTAATTCTTTGCCTGCATCCACTTCAATACGTCCATGCCATTGCGGTCCACCAATTCAGAGAATGTCATTTCCTCATCGGGCGAGGCAAGCAACCGTCCGGCAAAGCCTTTCATATCATCGCCCATTTTCTGAACGATGTTTTTCGGCTTGATGCGCTCTGTTCCACCGCTCTCGGTGTCCTGCGCAACGAACTGTCCAAGGCTGATGGCTTCATCGTCAGGTACGTCTACCATATTCACCAGCACAGGCTGCTGCATGGCCTCCACATCTTCGGGTGCCAGCCCGAAGTCTGCGGCGTGTTCTGTCAGGTACTGCTTATAGACAGCCGCCTGTTCGGGCTGTCCTGCCCACATCTCGCGAAGTGCTGCGCTCCGGTTGTTGCCCTGTATCACCTCTCCACGTGTGTTTACCGTAGGTGCGCCTGTGTAGGCCGTTACCGATGAGGTGATTTCTTCCGGGCGGATGTTTGCGGCAATCCTGCGTGCCGACATTACGCTGGCCTCGTCGTTGCGCTCCTTGGGCTGCGCCTCGTCGATGAAGTGGAATGGGTTTCTCCGTCCGTTTATATGGCTCGGCTGCAACTGTCCGGCTTCTATCAATGCCAGGTGTCCGGTGGGGATGTTCTTGTCGTCGAACTTCACCTGCACCTCCTTGCCCTGACGTGCGGCCAACGGCACTTGGCGGTCAACCTTTTCACCGTTCACCCTGCGGTAGCCTCTTGCGCGTGCGTCCTGCGGTGTATCGTCTATGATGTCGGGCACACCGTTTAATGCTTCCCTGCGTATGCGCTCGGCTTCCTCACGCTCGACACGTTCTCTTTCTTCCTGCTCACGGCGCAACCGTGCAGCTTCCTCTGCTTGCCGCGACTGTTCGGCAAGGGCTGCTTGTTTCCTGCGCTGCGAGGTCTGCGCTATCTTCTGCCACAACACAAGGTTGGCTTTAGCCTGTTCCACGGCATTCTTCCGCTCGCGCTCGGATGCAATCTTCTCGGCAATGGTTGTTCCTCCTTTGGGTTTGGATTTCTCAACCTTTTTCAGTTCGGCTTCCTTGTCGGCCACCATGCTGTCTGCCACATTCTGTGCCATAGCCTCGTCACCCTCCGTTTGCTCTACAATCGCATCCCAAGCTGTATCAGGGTCTGACTGTTCGTAAATAGGCTGTCCTTTCTCGTCTTTTGGTATGCGTTCAATTGCACTCTGCACGGGCTGTTCTGATTGTACTGGCTGTTGTGCCGGTTGCTCCTGCCGAACTTGTGGCATGGAAACGTAAGGCAAGTATTTCTCCCTATTCATTGCAGCCTCACGTTCTATTTCCTCTTCGGTTGCCGAACCGTCGAGCCATGAGTTTTCGCCAGTAGAATAATTGAGTGCAATTAGATAATCTCTGTCAGTCAGTTTTCCGTTGATGTAGTCTGCGGTTGCTTGTGCAGGTGCGGCTAATGCTTCAGCAACTTTTTCGGGATGCTCATTATAATACCCTTCAACATAGCCTCTGTCAGTTTTCATAAGGTCATCCACAGTGGCATTGTTCACGGCCTCTTGGTTTACGATGGCGACATTCTCATGCCGAGAATTTTCCGCAGGATTTCCGCCATTTTCCGTGGAAATTCCGCCGTTTTGCCGAGAATTTTCCGCAGGATTGGCTTGCAGACGGTCCAATTCTTCAGCCGTGAAAAGGTTTACCTTCCGTCCGTTTATCGGGCTTTCTGTGTAAACCTCATACCGTCCGTCCTCATTTACATCTGCCGTAATGCTTCCGCGAACTTCGTTTCCGTTCTCGTCAGTAAGGCTCACTTCATCATTCAGTCTGTATCCTGATTGCTGTGTGGGTTGTGCTTGTGTGCGCATTGCCTCGCGTTGCATCTCTGCCTGTTCAACACGGGTACGGTTTGTCGCGTCCACCATCGCTTGAACATCCTCTTTACGCATAGGTACGACGGTTTGTCCGCCGTCTGAACTTACGTTCACCGTGCCGTCGCCGTTGTCCACAAGGCCGTCTGCATTTGGTACAATCTGTACTTGCACAGGCTGTCCGTCCTCTCCGGTAAGCGTGTAGGTGTCGCCGGGGTTGAATGGAACAACGCCGTCAATGCGATTAGCGGCTTCCTGTGCGAATTGCTGCCGTATGGCTTCCGCTGCCGTTTGCTTCTCCGTTTCAGGGTCAACAGGCTGCTCAACGCTGAATATGGCATCGGGCGACACCATTTCTACGGCACCGGTCTCCGCATCACGGATGATAATGCTGCCGTCAGACTTCTCTTTGTCTATGCCTGTTCCATCCTCGTAGGTAGCAAGGTTTCCGTCCAGCACGTACACGCGGCGGTCGTTGCCCTCGTCGTCCTGCACTTTCAGCGTCGCACCCTGTATCATGCCTGTCTTACGGTTGGTGCGGCTGTCTATCATCGTGTTACTTTGGTCGATACGTCCGTCTATGTCATCGCGCACACGCTGCAACATTCCGTCATACACCTGCTTGGCGTTGATGTAGTCTATGACAGTTTGATTTATGGCTTCATCGTCACCAAGGTTGCGCAGTGCACCTATCGGGTCGTTGTCTATGCCGTCAAGCTCTTCGGGCGTTAATGCCTGTTCCGCTTTCTGACGTTGCAGCTCGTACATACTTCTTGCGTCCTGCATCTCCACGTCGCTTTGCGCGTTGTAGCCGTCCATGTAGCTGTCGTTGGCACGCTGTGCATTTTCGTCCTGCTCGCCTCCGCGTGATTTCACAAGCTCGGCAAGGTTTACTCCGCGCAGGTACAGTGAACGCTCCATGTAGTTCATTACGGCGGCTTTTTCCTCGTCCGTCATGTCCCGGTCGTTCACAATCATTTCCGCCACATCGCCCACATTGTCATTCGTGGCCATGTCAATGGTGCTGCGCAGAGGCTCCCATACTTCAGGAGTGAGTAATTCGCTCGCCCTTGCGTCCGCCTTATTCACATCATGCTTCATGGATAGGTAATTCGCCGCACTCATGGTTGTCTTTCCTGCACCCATCAGTCCCATTGACAACGCCATTCCGCCCCAAATGTCGCCGTGGAACTGCCCGGTGGCAAACAGGTTGGTGCGTGTGCCGTCAGGGTTCTGCCGGTATGCATCGTCAAGGTTGAGCATGGTGCGCCACAACTGGCCGTAGTATTCCTCGGAAACCTCACCCAAATAGTCGCTCACACCCATCTGTTGGAATATCCTGCGTGTACCGTCGGTTATTCCGCCCAAAGCTCCTGCATCGGCCTTAGCCAACACTCCGCCAAGACGCTTTGCGCCTATGACATTTGCAAGCCTGCCCAAATTCTTCACCGAGGCCACTTCGGGCAGATGCGCACCGAACATCTCGGAGTAGTTCTCTACTATGGAGTTGGCTTCACCTTGCCAAATGGCACTTCCCCAAGTCTTGTCGTTCGTGAAATTGTAGTTACCGTTCTCGTCAATCGTCACATCACCGAGCTTGCGGTCTATGATGTCAGCCGCCGTGTCTGCGCCCTGCACTGTGTTCGTCATCAGCGGGGCGCGTATGAGTAATTCATCAGCCGTCGTGCCAAGTGCCTTGATAGTCCAGTTGGCGGCTTCGTTTCCAAGGCCGCGCAGTCCGTTGCGCTTCACGTAATTCTTGAAGCCCAGCTCGGCCATTTGTTCAATGGCTTCTTTACCGAGAACTTTTGTTGCCAGCTTTGTCGATGCCTTACCTGCCATGTTTATGGCCTCAAATCCTCCGCCCGTAAAAGCGAAATCAAGCATGAACGACGGCATGTGTCCGGTCATCATGCCCGCCCTGTTCCAAAAGCTGGCGTTCCCTCCGTACATGGCTTCCGTCTGCTGGTTCTCGTAGGTGGCACGCAGCATATCTTGATTGGCTTGTTTCTCCTGCTCGGTCTGCGGTCTCTTCGGATTGGCCGCATTCATCATGGTCATGGCGTCCGTTATGTCACCAATTCCGAAGTCCCATGTTCGCAAATCACCGGCCACACGCCCGAAACCTCTCCAAAAGCCTACATCCTTGCCAGCTTCACGGTCTTGCTGCTCGCCGAGCGTCTTTATCTGTTCTTCCGTCTGACGGATTGCTGCTTGCAAAGCCCTGTAGGTCTGGTCGCTCTGTATGTTAGGCACGTAGGTATTGGCGGCAAGAACGGCGGCAAGCGGGGCTTTGTTGTTTTTGTAGTCCTGTTCCCATTTGTCGTGAAGCTCCTGCACCCTTGCCTCTGCCTTGTCTTTCAGTTCCTGCAACCTGTTCTGCGCCCTGCGTATCTGTCCGCCAACGGTCATGTCCACCGCATCGCGGTACTCACGGCTCACAGCGTCTGCCGCCGTCTTGTTGAACGTGCGGTCGCCGGTAGGGGTGAGGTAGGTGCGCTGCATCTTCTTCGTTTGTGGATTGAACCGATAATCCCCGCTGGCGGTATGCCCTCCGGAAAAACTCCTGCCATACTCTTTCAGGTTGTCCACACGCTCGTTGAATTCATCCATTGTCCGCCGGGCTGATTGCCCGATGTTGTGGAGGCTGGCATTCATCCGCAATTTTTCCTGCATGGTCGGCTTCCACGGTTTCTGCGGCTCTTCCGCTCCTTTCGTCGGCTGTGGTGATGTTTCCTGCGGTTTCTGTTGTGCGGTTCCGTTGGTCGGTGTATGCTCGTAGCGGAACGGATGCAAACCTTGTTGCTGTGCGTCGTCATAGTTGCCCAGCGGTATGTCGTAGTCTGCACCGTCCTTGTCTCGCATACGGATGGTTGCTCCCTTGTATGCGTTCGCATACGACTGCATCCCGTACTTCTTGATGTTGTCCTCGCTCACTTGGTGGCTCTTGCCGTCCGAGGTCGTAATGGTGTATGTTATCTTGTTTGGCATAGCTGTTAGTTTAATGGAGGTGCGCTGTTCTCGCTTCCCTTGCCGCCTCCGCGTCTGTAATCTTCTACGTTGAATTGGTTGGTCTTTTCATCCACTTCTGCCGCTATGGCTGCGATGGAACGTTTCACTCTGCGCTGCTTTCTCGGCTCGCCCTTGTAGTTCCTTTCCGTGACTTCGGTGTCGTAGATGTCAACTCCCGCGTCTCTTGCAGCATCCAGCACGGCTTTCTCGTAGTCGGCCTGTGTCTTGTACGTCTTGCCTTGGAACTCGCCGTAGTATCGGTTGCCGGAGCTTCCTCCGTTGTCATAGTATCTTGCACGTGCCCTTGACGCACTTGCCGATGCGTTGGAAGCTCCTGCGGCTGCCTTGTTACGGTTAATCTTGCTCTGTTCGAGTTGCGGGGCATACCTCGCTTCCACTTCTGCTTTCTTCGCTTCGTATTCAGCCTGAGTAATCTGATTGTTCCGAAGCTGTTTGTTCAGGTCGTGCATCTCTTGGTCGCGCTTTTCCTTAGCTTCGGCGCGTGCGTCCGCCGCCTTGTCGCGTTCCTGCTTGATTTTGTCAAGGCCGAGCTGCCGTTGCCATGCACGTTCGTTGTCGTTGTATGCGTCATCGGCTTGCCGGGCGCGCATCAGTCCGTTGATGTACGCCGTCATGTTGGCGTTGCGCTCTGCCGCCAGCTTGTCCCAGCGTTTCCTTGTTTTCTCCGACTGCGTTTCAGCCGGTCTGTACATGTTCGGCGCATACTGCGTGGTAAAGAAAAGGTTGGAGAGTGCCGATATGCCGTCGCCTATGGCGGCGAATATCTGCTCCCTGCGCTGTTTCTTGCGTTCTTTCTCCAATTCTTCCTGCGTGGGTGGCTTGTACGGGTTGAGAAGCCTGAACATTTCTTCGTAGCTTACCTGTTGTGGCTTCACTTCAATCTGCGTTTTTTCAACGTCCGTTACCTGCGGCGTCGCCTCTTTCAAAGCTGCGCTTGCCTCTTGCGGCGTGGGTGCTTCAGGCTTGGCCGGCGGTGTGTCTGTTGTGCTTTGACGGGGTTGTGTGCCAGCCGCGCCGGGCAAGGAACTATCTATGCCCGGTGGTGTATAGGGTGCTGTTGGCTTTCCGCTTACACCCAATATGTTGTTCAATGTCGTTGACATAGGCATAAGAGTGTTAGAATGGCATATTCGACGCTGCCTGCGTCACTCCCTGCACTGCGCCCGATATAGCCTGTGCCTTGCCAATCTCAAGCTGCTGCAACTGGTTTTGCAAGTCCGCGTCGCGTTGCAGGTACTGTTGTTCTATCTGGTCTTTCCGCTGCTCGCCGTTCACGGCAATTTGCGCCGTGGCATCGGCCAAGGCTTGATTGTTGGCCGCTTTCGCCGCAGCCGTACTCTCGTCCGTGCCGCCCATCACGGCCTGAGTTCCTGCCGCCTGACGGTTTCTGTTCTTTATGCTCTCCTCCGTCATGGTAAGGATGCGCTGTGCGTCGGCACGTTGTGTCGCGTCCTCGTTGTAACGCCGGTCATACCAGTCTTGGTTTTTCCGTATCTGCTCCTGTACGTTCTGCTTGGCTTTCTTCATCGCCTTTGATGCGGATATGCCGCCGAAGATACTGCCGACGGCTCCTAATGCACTGCCTATTAGTCCCATATCTGTAAAAACTTATCATTTTGTGGCGAAGTTAAACCGTTATCTTTGCACTTGAAGTTTAACTTTTTACGCACGTAATATGAAAGGAAAGAAAACAGGAGGAAGAGTAAAGGGCGTGCCAAACAAACCAAAGCCGGGCCGCGAAATCATAAAGGCACATTCTATGGACTATTTCTCGCCCAATCCCAGGAACGACGGGGGAGTGAGCGACTTCGAGCGCGACTTGAGGCTGCTTGACCCTGCCGACAGGGTGAACGCAGAAATCCGTCTGCTCAAATACCACATGCCCGAACTCAAGTCCGTTGACATGGACGCAACCATCACGACACGCATCACCATCGAGGACAAGCTGCGCCAGCTGTCAGGCGAGGACGAATAATCTACTTCCGTCTACTTTTAGATAATAATTATTCACTTAATACACATAACAATGGAATACAACAGTGTGATGACAATTCTTCAGCAGGGAGCAAATGCGTGGGTAAGCGCAAAGAACCTTTCACTTAACCAACTTCGCATTTTAGCAAGAGAAGCGGCACGTAAGGATGTGATGCTGACAGTCGAATGCCGGAACGGTATCTTTACCGACAACGAACTTAAATTGCTCGCACAGGAGGGAGGAAAGAACATTACGATTGTAGGGTAGCATACACGGATTTCTTTTTCATTTTGTACTCATAATCAGGGGCGGTGTCCGTTCATTCAGGCATCGCCTTTTTCATGGGCAAGAAAACACTATTTCTTTCCCATTTATGCCTATTTCTTCCGAAGAAAAGGACATTTCTTCCGAAGTTATCCTTATTTCTTCCGAAGAAATGCGTATTCTTTCCGAAGAAAAGGCTTTTTATTCGGAATAAACGAAAAAATAGGGTGAAAAAGGGGTGTTTTTGGCCGAAAAACGCACTAAAAAATCGGTTTATTTCTTCCGAAGAAAAAGGCATTTCTTCCGAAGTTATTGCTATTTCTTCCGAAGAAATAGGCTTTCCTTCCGAAGAAAAGGGCATTTCTTCGGAATTTGGGGAACAAAGAAAAGAGAAGAAATATATAAGTATATATATTTCATTCTCCATCTACGTCATCATCGCGTGCGCACATGCGCGTGTATTGTGTGTATGCTCATACGCGCGCGAGCATTAGGCAGGCAAAAGAAAACCTGCAAAGAAAGTTCCTTGCAGGTCGTAAAAAGATAAACCTCGGTTTGCCGTCGGCCGGACTATCTTTGTGGGCAAAAAGACATCCGCATGAAAAAATCAGTTGAGAACATAACGGCACTCTTGCGTTCCGGCATCGGCGGCCTCACGTTAAAGTCCGACGACTTCCGTTTCTCCGAACTGTCAATGTTCGCACAGCTCGCTGCTTCATCAGAAACGCCGCTTATTCTCGTTGTAGGCGACAACCTCACTTTTACCGAAGTCATGGCATTGACGAAAACTGCGCATGGCTTCCTCCACGTCGATTTGAAATAACATCGCTTACTAAAACCCTTTCCCTTTCATCCGCTGGTACACTACGGTCTGTCCCTTATCCATGTTCTCAATCTTGAACATCACCATTGAGCGTTGCGGTATGTCGTCGGGCAGTTGCGCCGCCAGCCTTGCGATAATCTCATCCACGTTGTTGTAGCCGGTATCGGTAAGCTCCGCCAGCTTCTTGCCCTGAAAGTAAGCCTCTCCGTGAACCTGATAGCGGAACGAGAGGCGGAAATGTGGCTCCTCTTCTTGCCGTCCGCTTACCGACGGCTTGTCGGTGAAGAAGATGAAGTCAACCACTTTCTCGTTCAGCACCCATGCAGGGGTGAAGTCCAGCTTTATGTAGCCGCGCGTCACCTTGTGGCCACTGCTGTGGTTCATGGCAAACGCCACCTCGCTGATGGAAGCTCCGCAGTCGTTCTGCGCCACCGTGCCCCATGTGTGCCGAAACGTGTACGCCGAATAGTCCTCATCCTTTGTCATGCCCATTGCCCGGCAAATTTGCCTGATACCTCCGTTAACGTTGGCACAGAAGCTATCATTCGTCGTGTGCCTTTTGCTGAACACAAACAGGTGGTCGTCCGCCTCGTCCTCATTGGCATATTTATCAAACAAAGGCAAAAGGATAGGCGGCACACGCATCTCCATGTACGCACCGTCCGCCCGGAACTTCTTTGTCTTGGCGCGTTGGTAGTGTATGATGCCGCCGTGGTAGTCCTCCTTTCGCAAGTTGAACAAGTCCACCGTGTTGATACCGGCAAGGCATAGCACCATCATTGCCACGTCGCGCCCAAGCTCCATGAGTGGGTATTTCATCTTGCTATCCGGCAAGGGGAACGAGAAGAACGCCCTGCAAGCCTCCGGCGTTATCGCCAGCTTCTCCGTGCGGTCCGCTTTCGGTATCTTCACTTTCACCCACGGGTTAGTCTTGATGCGTATAATGCCGTTGTCGTAGTCGTTCATCTCCACCTGTGCCGCCTTGAACACCTGCCTCATGCAGATAGGATACATCTCCTTTGCCCGGTGCGTCTGTGCCAACGACTCAATCCATCGGTTAACGAAGTTCGATGTCAGGTGCGAGAACATCACTTTCGTGGTACCGGCGAACCGCTCCATGTGGTGCAATGCCAGCTCGTAGTTCCTCGCGTTGCGCTGCTCTCCCTTGTCTATCATCCTGTCAATGTGCTTACGAGCATAGTCCGAGAAACAGATGTCGTTATATCCGCTTTTCAGGTAGTCTGTGATGTCTTTTACAGTCCAGTGTTCTGTATCAACCCTATTAAGGATTTCCATGTATTCCACTATGCGGTTCGTGCAAAACTGCATCACATACGGGTCTTCAATCTCTCCCGACTTACTAAGTCCCTTGTCGTTTACCATTTTGTCAGTGGGGATATAAGCCACCTTTTTGTGGTGTATCACCCTGATGTAGACGGGATAAAAGCCGTCTTTCCTCTTTGCTTTCACACAAGCCTTAAATGTAGCCATGTTCCAATAGTTTTATGATGTTGTTATACTGTAAGTTCGTTTTTATCTGTAACTTCCTGTAATGACGTTTATTAGACTTGGTAAACCATAGGTAAACCGCCACCTGATTTCAGGTAAACATTTGGTAAACTTTTCTGCATATTCTGCACGAAAACCATGTAAAACCGTGTAGAAACAAATAGGCGGTAAACCCCTATCGTATAAGAGCTTACCGCCTAATATACTGTTATTTAGCTAC